GTGGTGGCTAGTTTAGTAGCGTTGTTATATCTCAGTTGAACCTCTGCATTGTTATTACCTAAAATATACAATTCTGATCCGTCAGCATTACCTAGCCTGAGGTTATTTCCATATATTAAAAGATCACCACTGCCGCTTTCTTTAATAAATGACTGTGTACCATCAGTGTATATTTCAAGTTCAGCGCCAAAGATGGCTTTGTTGTTATCGCCAAACGTCACGTTGCCTGTGACAGCGCCGCCAGACTTAGGTAAAGCATTAGTAGCTAACACACCATCGGCAGCAACATCTCGTCCATCAAAGGTGGAGTTAGTTGTGATAGCCCCAGTCATAGCACCACCTGCTTTAGGTAATGCAGCGTTAGCTGTATTCGTAGTAGTCGTTAGTACAGCATTTCTAGTAGCTATATCCACACCATCAAAGGTTGAGTTTGTAGTAATTGCACCAGTCATGGCACCGCCTGTTTTAGGTAATGCGGCTGTCGCTTTAGTTGTTGTGTCCGTAAGCACAGCATCTCTGGCTCCAACGTCAACTCCATCAAATGTAGAGTTGGTGGTTATTGCGCCAGTCATAGCTCCCCCTGCAAGAGGAAGCTTAGTGTTATCTAAAGTAGCATCTGTTCCCCATGAGAGAACCCCTGACCCATCTGTCCTTAAGAACTGACCTGAATCTCCATCATTGACTGGGAAAACAAGTGTGTAGCTTGCACCTGCAGAGTGTGGTGGGCTTTTAAGTTTAATGCCATGTGAGTTTGCTGAACAGTTTAACTGAATATATCCATCAGTTGTCCCATCACTTTTTGCAGTAAAACTTGGTACACTGCTTGTAGAGATTATAGGTATTGTGTCTAACTTAGTGCCATCTACAGATACATCTCGACCATCTACATTTCCAGTAACTGTTATGTTACCCTCGACATTAGCTGCAGTAGTACTGAGACTGACTGCTTTTGATCCAATATATCCAGCCATTATGTTTGCTCCAATACACTCACGATTACATCACAAGAAGATGCAGTGTCGGATGTTATGACCACTGTGTCAGCGGCCTCTACTATAATTTTACCATCTAATACTGAGATTGCAGAACTGGCTGGCAGTGGTACTCCTTTAATAAGGAAGACACCTGCAATTTGTACATCTACTTTAATTTGAGCAGCTGTCCTGTTTGCAAGATTACACCCAATCACAACTGATGTTGTAGCATTGGGTACTGTGTAAGTTGTAGTAGCACCTGTCCCTACAGATGCACTCGTATAATTTTTAAAAATGTTTGCCATGTGTTATTACCCCAACGCAATTGAAAGTGCTAATGATACTGACTCTGCTGTAGCCAACGTAGAAGTTATTGTAGGTGCCATAGCACCAGTAACCTCTGTTGAAAATGTAGCAGTTGCCGATTGATTTGAACCGTTCCCTAAGAAGAACTTTCCGTTGTTTAAGTTTGGAGTAGCATTGTCTCGGCTAGGTCCAGTAACCATTAACACACCAGAAGATGAGTTTGACTTTATTACTTTAGCAATATTTTGAATTTCATTTGCTTCACCTGTCGGAGGTGTTGCAGTTAACCCACCAGATGACCCAACATAAAGCAAAGTTCCGGGAGGGTATGCAGATGTGTTTACACTTGATACAGTTCCTGTTATTACAACAACTCCTGAATCACCACTTGCTAATGTTGTAGCTAATAGTCCTATTGCTGGCATATTACTAGTTGATGCAGCCTGTACAGAGATAAGACTTCCAGATCCTGTAATACCACTTTGATATACAGGAGTACCTACTGCAAGACTTGCGCCTGATACGTTCTTACAAATATTTTCTACATTACCAGATGCACCCTGTCCACCAGTCGCACCTTGGATACCTTGTATACCCTGTATACCTTGGATACCTTGTGCGCCTTGTACTCTGTAAACTACCCAACCGCCACCAGAAAAGTTACCAGTAGCTTGAGTTTGAGTTACAACAGCTGCCGCTACGTAAAGACCTTCTCCGCTTGAAACAGATGGGACAGTAGTTGTCCAATTTCCAGTAGCAGTTGCTGCACCTGTAGAAGTATTGAATCCAGCCCCACTCGCTATACCTGCAGGTGTGTTAACACTAGAGTCGTAGAGATACAATGCTTTGTTTATATCACCATCATTACCAGTTGCGCCCTGTGAACCAGTTGCACCTTGTATACCCTGTATACCTTGAACACCTTGGATACCTTGTGGACCAGACGCTTGATAAAGTGTCCAACCTCCACCAGAATAATTACCAGTACTTTGAGTTTGTGTGAGAACAGCTACAGCTATATATAAGTTTTGACTTGAACTGACTGTGGGAACAGTTGTTTCCCATGTACCTGTGTCGGCAGCTGCACCAGTCCCTACATTAAATCCAGCCCCACTTGCAATAGCCGAGGGTGTTGAAGATCCAGCGTCATATAGATATACTGTTTTATCTTGATCACCAGAGTTTCCTTGTATACCTTGAGAACCTTGTATACCCTGTATACCTTGGACACCCTGAGAACCCTGATCTCCGGTATCTCCTTTTGGACCCCTAGCACCTTGTAAGATCTCATTAGTTCCTACACCTGTCCCAAAGAAACCTCCAGAAGCTACCGGAGCCTCTATCTTATTATAACTATCTGGCATTCTCTATCTCCATCAGATTAAATGTGAATTAAAGTTGACCTGAACATTACCACCGGATGCAGCACGATTCTTATCTTCTTGATTCACTTCTATTATAGTGTTCATAAATTTCTGTTGATACCTTTGATACATTTCCATATCACCTAGGTAGTCATAGCAATGTACAAGAGCACCAAATAAAGCTATTCTTTCATTTTCATCTCTTAACCAATTAGGTGCAAGAGTTCCACGCATTACATAAGATGTTGTATAACCTGTTGCAGTTGCTGTCTTTGGAGTTAACTGTGGTGCAGGTAATGCTAGGTCTGCGGCTACCGCTGCTGCTGAAGTCCCTGTTGGGAAAAACAATGTTAGCTGTGTTGAAGCTACAGGTGTTTGATTTGCCTGTCCATCTATTATAACTGAAGTTGGTAAAATCTCTACTACCCTATGCGAGTAACCTGCTAGGGTTGGAGTGTATCTTGCAAACAATGCAGATAATCTTTTACGATAATGCAATTCAATTACATCATTCTCAGAAAAGTTTGGAGCAGCCAATAGTGTTTCTTTACCATGCCGTGTCCAAAAATGATCTGTACCTTTAAAAGCATATGCATCATAGAATGTTCTTAAATCTGTTTTGATATTAAACACTGATGCTTGACCTGCTGTCGCTTCTACATATTTAAGATAGCTACCTTGTGCCTCATAGTTACCAGATGCATCTAATGTAGCCGTACCTACTTTACGTATAAAAATATAAGTTACTAGGTCTGGAGGCACAGGTAGTGAAGCTTGTGCTGTAGAGTTTATTGCTGATGATCCTGTAAGCAGTGTGCCTTTGTACGTTGCACCTGCATTAGTAAAAGCAGCCGTGTTGTTTGCACCTTGCAGTACAAAGTAAGTTGTTTCTTCCATTGGTGGAATTTCTAGTTCACGATACGCAGTGTCTGCTGCATACCGTAAACCATCTTTAATTAAATCTAATGGGAGAGCTTGTGAATCACGGTTTGACCAACTCCGCACTAGCGATACCATTGAGGCAGTTCCCTCATCGTAATTCTTAATTGACATTTATATCTCCTTAGTAAGACATTAAGTGAGCATAGTTTTGTTTAAAGATAGCCATGAACTTAGCCATTTGATCCTTATCTTGCATAGTAGTAGAATTATGCAGATCTATACCCCATTTGTTCTTTATTTCAATAGCTACAATATCTGGAACTGTTGCAAACTTTTTAAAACCTTGATCCTTTTTATTCAAACCCATATCGTTATTATCACGATCTTTCTTAGCGCTTTCTAAAAATGGTTTCTCATCTTGATATATTTGCCATTCACTACTACCATCGTTACTATAATCAATAGTACCTTTCATAGTGTTATTTTCTGTTCCCGGTGTAACTGTCCAACGTGCCATGTCCTCTTCTCCTTATTATACAGCCATCTCAACAAACCTGCCAGACTTACCAATGAAACCTAGGGTTGGTGCTGTGATTACTACGTTAGCTGTCGCTGACATAAAAAATGCCTTATCGACTTGATACCCACCAGCAGCTATTGTTGATAAAGTCCAAGCACATCTGTCTGCAGGTAAGTGCAGTATATCTCCAACTAAGTTGTTAGCCAATGTGTTAGCCGCCACTGTTCCTCTAATTACCATCATGTTCTATACCTCCTAATAGAATAAAAAAGGAGAGAGGATAATTCCTCCCTCCCATATTATAATTTACTGTAAACCGTAGATTGCGCCACAGCCTTTTGGATTCTTAACTTCCAAAGACCATTCTTCAATAAACATGCCAACTGTTGAGTCACCTTTCTGACCAACTTCAACTTCTTGCATTGGACGGAATGTTGCCATTGCGAACCACTGTGGATCATAGATGAGAGCACATGAGTCTTTAGCTGCAAACTGAGTAGTTGTAGCGTCTGTTGTTGTGAAGGCCAAGCCCATGATGTAGTTTGGAACTACCATCAAGTCACCAAAGTCTGACATGTAGATGTCTACTGACTGACGGAGTTTTCCGCTTTCGTCAATATTCCGCTGAACACCAGTAGCTCCGATCAAAAGATCTGAGAAGTCACGGCGAAGCTTTGGAGAGACCATTACGCGAGATGCTTTACCACCAGCTTCATAGATCTTCTGCATAACAGAGTCAATGTCTGTCAATGCCAAAGCTGCTTTAGTTCCCGCAGATGCTACAGTAACAGATGTTACTCCAGTGTTAGGAGTAGCTGGCTGTGTGAAAGAACCTTTGAATACACAAGTGTCACTGCTGTTAATGAAAGATTGGTATCCACCAGTCTTACGAGCACCAGAAGTAGTCTGGACGTTATATGTATTAACTAAGTCCATCTCCATATCACGCCGCATTTCAGTTCCACGCTTCTTCAACTGATAAGCATATTCGTCTGCTACACCAGCCTGATCAATAGCCCTACGGCTACCTGATACTGAGATCACTTTACTGTTGATCTGAGTGTAGTTACCTAAACGTGTACGGAATGGGCCAACAATAGTTGAGGCTGCACCGTCACCACTAGCAGGTGATGTACCAGCTGTCAGGAAGTCTGTACCTTCAGCCACACGGGAATTGCCCGGAGCTTGGAGTTCATCAGTCTGCCATTCGTGGTAGATGTTTGTTGATTTTGTTTTGCCAATCGAAGCAAGGAAAGGAGTTTCGTCCCGTGTGATCATTCCGATAAAGTTCGCTAGATCTTCACGATTTGATACGTCTTTTCCTGTCTGATTTGATCGACCGGATGGGTTTGTAATATTACGACCACCAGTTGTTGCCATTTTAAAATCCTCCTAGGATATTAAGTATTGAGAGATTTAGAGGCATACTGGCGAAGATAGTCCATTTGGTCATCATTTGATGCGCCTTCTTTAAATGCACGAGCCTTCACCATATTTTCTTTGTCTACTGCTTTCTTATTAACAGCGACTGGCTTTTTAGTTGGAACCTTTTTAGATGGGGTTACCTTACGCTTTGCAGCGCCATCAGTAATACCTTTCTTTAATCGTCTATAGTCATCAATGAATTTAACAACACTGGGATCTACAATCGCATTTAAAAGTTCGTCTGCTATACCATGCTCAAGAGCAAACTCTCGAATTTCTACTGCAACCTTCTCACTAAAATCAGGAATTAACGTAGGAATCTTTTCCTGGAAAACCTTCATCTGTTCAGAAAACTGATCCTCATTAGCTTTTACTTTCTGTTGTTCAACAGTTTTTAATAAATTCTCACGAGTGTTTCTTGCAGTCCAGTAGTTTTGTTGAGCTTGTTCACGTTGATCTTTTAACTCACTAAGTTCATAGGTGTCCCCATTGTCCCTAGCTTCTTTAATCTTCGCTTCAATATCATGGTATTTTTTAGCCATTTTTTGTTCGTCCATTGATAACATCGCACCTGCAGCATCAGACATCTTATTGATTTCTTCTAGCTTAATTATGCGTTCTTCATCAATGGCCTTACGTGCCTCTCCGAGTTCACGACCCTTTTTAGAGAGTGAAGCATCTGTCTGATAACCTTTCAGTAAATCAGCAAACGAGACATCCATTTGTTTACCATCAATCTTAACGGAAACTTTGGCATCTAAGTCTAAATCGTCTACAGAAAATACATCAGTGTCTTGGGTAGGGGCTTCCGCGCCATCCTCATCTGTTGTCTCTTCTGTCTCCTCTTCAGACTCTTCATCGCTAACGGCAGCATCTGTATCATCTGGGTCTTCTTCTACAGGTGCTTCCGAGTCCTCGTCCTCGACCTCCTCTTCTGGTAGCGGTATCTCGTTCTGAATAAAGTCAGACTTAGAGAGTACGGCATCTAGGAGTTCTTGTTCGCTTGGACCAGCAGAACTGGGAACATCATCCGATACGGGTAGAGATTCATTTTGCTCTGTCATGTTTTATTATCCTTCTTTTTTAGCCGCAGGTTTTGTAACCGTTGGCTTGGATGTTTCTATTTTTGCCATGTAAGTCTGCTTTAAACTATGCATAGCAACTAAATTTACACAATTCATTTTAGCTTTACCTGAAGATCTCATAGAGTCGTACTCTAAAAGGTTTATCATATTCTCTAGGTTTACTATCAATTGTGAATAATCTATATCGTTCATTGTTCATTGTCCTCAATGTATGGTATGTTCTTACCGTAAGTTTCAAAGTTAATTAATTTCTGTTTAACATCGCCCAACGATAACGCTGAGTTGTAAATAAACTCACGGGTTTTAACTTCATGTGGATCTGTGCTTAACCAAGATGTAAAGTACTGTGTGAGTATGTCACCGTATGCTTCATTGAAAAACTCTTCTCTTTGCTGTGATGCAAATGTTGCTTTTAATAATGCTTCTTTAGCTTGCAGATCGGGATGTATACCCTTCAGCACCTTCTCAGCTGAAGCTCGATATTTTTCCATTTAATTTCCTTATGTTGATTTGGTTCTCTTTTTACCAGATGCTGTTGTAGACCAACTGACCCTCTTAGGTCCAGTCTTTTTTGCAGCTTCCTTTTTAGTAATCTTAGAAGCTACGCTCTTGGGACGGCAAGCAGGGTATGCCCGTTTAGACTTACCCTTGGCACTTTTTCTACCACAGGGTTTACCAGTCTTAACATCAATCCATTCTTCGCCAAACCATTTACCTAAACCTCCTTTTTTCTTCATGATTTAGATACTCGGTTGTCAGGCCCACTCCAACCACCACCACGTTTCTTGTACTCCTTAGAAGCCCAAGCATTTGCGTATGCGGATGGGTATACTTTAAATTTCTTTTTTGCTGCAGATTTAACCCTAGACCAAAGGGCTGGGTTGTTTGCTTTTGGGGATTTTGTTGACATTACCATTTCACCTTATCAGCCCAGTACGCTGCACTGAGTTTTCCTTTAGCTATGTTCCTACCATGTCTAGCTTTAAATGAAGCCCGTTTAGCTTTCATCTTAGCAGACTCTCCAGCTTTAGGAGCACCTGCTGTAGATGCACCTTGTTCCCCAAACCTTATGGTCTTTATAGTGCTTCCTTCTTTAGCCACAACAACGTGTGACTTTGTAGCATGGCTTGGGGTACGTTTGGGTTGATTGAACCCTGACACCCCAGCTCTTGACAATCGTGGATCTTTTCCTTCACTTGACATAATTTCTCCTCACGCTATGCGCTTTCACCAATTTTAAAACATTTAGGTAACACAGCTATTCCATTTTCTGATAATTTAGCTATTACAGAAAGAGATTGTTTCTTACATTCTTCTTCAGAATACCATAGGTTTTTTGTATTAGCCACTATACTGCAACTAGATACATGGAGTGAACTACAAATTAAAAGTACTGATAAAAACATTACCACCTTCCTTGGGATTTCCCTACAAAATAAATCACTACAGATATAAGCCCCAATGATATTGCAGCAACTACAATACCTAGCACCCAATTTATAGCAGTGTCTACAGCTTCTTGTTTACGATAGACAGCTTCTTTTTGTTCTTTACGCATCTGTCCCTCAATAATTACGAGTTCCTTCCAAGCGGATGGGCCGTACACAAAACTGATATGATTTTTTAATTCATTTCTTAATTCGTTAGCTTTCTGTTTAGCAGTCCAAGCTTCTAAAGCATGACTTTGAGTATTGGTAAACATTTTATATGCAGGGGGTTTACTTGCTTTTTCATGTGCAAAGTCTAAATCTGAAATAGCTTTAGACCAATTTTGAAGTTGGCTTCCCATAGATGTTAAATCCTTACCGACTTCTATGCCTTTCTTTATTCCGTTAAAGGCGGCAGTAGCTGCTGCGATTGCAGTAAATGGATCTATCATAAATGTACCTCACCTACCCGTAGGGTTAAACTTTTGCATATTTACTACAACTTCCCTTATGGCCTTAATGTTTTCATCTATACGACCTAGCATTACTGCTTGCATCTGAGATGTCTTTCCTATTTCGTTAATGCGTATCTCATGTCTTGCTATTTCACGAGCATTGATTGTTACGTTACTGTCCAGCGTTGACATGTACCACACTAACCCTAAGGTCTGTAATACAATTGCTAAGACAAACGTAGCAGGTAATGACTTAGATAAATGCCACTGTTGTTTCTTTTCCATAATAACACCCCCATGAGGTAAGGCAGGGTTCCTTAAGAACCCCGCTATATTGACTTACTGTTGAGGCATTCCCTCAGGTTGTGGCATACCACCTGCTTCAGGACTAGCCTGAGGCGCTGGTTGATCACCTGCTATCATAGACTTTGCAACTTCTATAATCTGACTGAAATCAGGACGCCTAGGTACAGGGGCTCCTTCTTTCATAGCTTTGATATCAATCTCAGCCCATTGTTGAAAGTGCTTATCTATAGAGATAGCTAACTGTTTAGTATTGTCATCCACTGTATTTTTAGATTGTGCGTTAGTAAATGTAACATTAGCTTCTGCTAGACTTGCATCGGCTTCAAGTTTACGTTGAGCTAACTCACCATCTTTCTGAGATTTTTGAGATTGTTGTTGAATAGTTTGAATAGCTTTTTCTTTAAACTCTTCTGTTGTATAGTCTTCTAAATAATCGTTACTGTCCAACCCCATAGATTCTAGTAGTTGCGTGGCGATTACAGCAGGTGCTTCAGGTTTTATTACAATACCTTGCCCCGAACTATTTAAACTTGGCAACACTTTACTACCTATCATCTCAAACTTCTTAATCATATTTTGATTTGAATTTTCTCCAATATCTAAAAAGACTTCTACATCCATCCTAGCTGGAAGAGACATAGGGTCAATATCTGAGAACACTCCTTGATAGCTAAACTTTGCGTGAGTCTTTAAACATTTACGCATAGTTTTGTACACGCCTTCACAAAGTCTTTTAATTCCCGTTTCTGCGAAACGTCTAGCTATATGCTGTATACGTTTCTGAGAGGCAGACTGAACTGCTGCTAACTTCTGCTCACTGTTACCTGATACATACAAGGAATCGTTTAGACCCTGTGCAGCTTTAGACATACCAGTAGCTTGCTCTTTAATAGTCTGTAAGTGTGCAAGTAGTGGTACAGTCCCTGTGCTAATTGTTTCTGGTGGTAGTGCAGACACAGCTCCATTAGGATTACCGTTGGTTGGTATGATTTGCTTTGGCTTCATGTTCTGAAGGGCAGAAAAATCTACAACATTTGGATCAGCTAATTTAGGAGAGTAGTTTGTTAGGTATGTATTCTCAACGAACCCACGTAAAATTGCAGTAGACGCAAGAGTAGATGACCTTGTGAAGTCAGCTATAGACAAACCATAAAACTCATAAGGTATATCGATTGGGGATAGACAAGCAAGAGGTATCATCTCAACGTCTTGTTCGTATAAAATTGTATTTCCAGCAATTATAAAATGCTTAAGTTCTGCAACTCCATCACCATCCCTATCTACATTAATCCAACACTCTGTAATAGTTACTTCACGATTAGCTTCTAGCTCTGTTACGTCTTGTGTCATACGACCACTTTGATAACTTTGACCAGTTACAAGTTTACGGGCTGCAATATCCCCAGCGTAGCTGGTATTACCATCCCATGTACTATCATCTCCAAGCTCATCCCATTCATCTTCACCAATAGTACTCGCTACATCAGGCCACATCTTACGGATCTCTGATCTAGTAAGTATGTTTTGTATCCCTACGAAACTTGAATCTTCTATTGATTTAGCATCACGAGATATTCTGAAAGCTTCTGGTGCAATGTTCTCAATCTTCACACGAGAGTTATCATTCTTACGGCGAATACGTACATTGACATAGACTAGTGTAGCTTCTTGCTCACCTGTCTCTAGGTTTAAATCACCTAGGTCATTTTCATACTCTAGGTTCCCAATGATTTCTACTCCTTCTTCAGCAAGGAGGATATCTAATTGCCCTTGAGAAATCTTTTCGTACTCTTCAAATTCGTAGTCAAACCCTTCTACATAGTCCCAACGTATGATACCATTCTTCCAGAGTAGTGCGCTTTTGATCCATGTTTGGATTAATTCCCACCCATTGTTCTGTTTGAAGATAGCATAGTTTGTAAGCAAAGACGCATCCTTAGAGTTCTTAAAAGCTCCGGGACTATCGTCATATGGTACAAACCTAGCTAACCTACCATTGTTTAGAAACAAATCTGTAAGGATAGCTGTGTATGCTTCTATAGTTTCTGTAGTTGAAGTATCTACAATACTAGACACACCCTGAGGTGCTAAGTGATCTGCAGCTACACCTGCGTACTCATACGTAGATCGTTGTCGTTCTAGTGTCATATCAGAAGAATTTAACCACTCTCCTGTAGACCCCTGTATCCCATAATCAATTAAATTAATTAAGCTTTCGTCAGATACTTTTTCTTTATAACCATTAGATGCCATTATAATGAACCCCTGCCTGTAAGTATTTCTTTTGAGTCAGCCAAGTCTGCATAGTCGTAATCTTTGTTACCTGCTTTTATGACTGGCTTTTCCTTTTTAGGTTTTGGTTCTTTCTTATCTTGTGCTTCTGTTTCAATAAATCGCATAGCTCCCTCCGTGGGTCTAACTAACTAACTATGGGGCCATGCCCTTAATTCCTTACTATTAAAATAATTCCTTACCTTTTAAGTAATCGTTACATCTTTTACCTTTTAAATACTTAGGTATATTATTATCACTGTATCTATATGCTAATCTTTCAAGCCAATCTAGGATTCTTTTCATTGCTCCCTCACTTCTTTTTTACTAAGTTTGAAACCCCCATGAACACAGAGACTACACCAGCGACAGATACAAAGTATATAGAGGCCATACTTCCTATGATTTCTGATGCTTGGTTCAAACCAAGAGCACCAGTGCCAACAACCCCAAAAGGGTAGAGCAACATTCCCCATAGAGCAAACCAAGCCATCTTCCTGATTTGATCTCTATGAGCGTCATCATCTTCTATACGCCTACGCTTATCATCTAAGAGTAAGGCATCCCATTCGGGTTTTTCAATTGCCCCTGTGTTGTTAGTATCTGCTTGAGCGAATGTGTTCATTTATTTTTACAGCTGTTATCACAGCACTCACATCTTAGTCTTAGGCTTTTTATGAACCAGAAACTTACTGTTTTTGGTATGAGTAGCACCTGACATAACTTTTCCTTTAGCGTTTTTATGAGTTGGGCCTTTGTGTTCTTTACCGTTTGGTAGATAGTGTTTAGATGTAGCACCCATTATACCCTCCTGTTTGTGTGAATTAAGTGGTGGTTTACCTGCCGCGACCACCAGCGCGTTATGAGGACAATGCAGGAAACTTTGTTCTCTATAAGGAACTTAGAAAACCTAGGCATAACCATAGTATACCTTTGCGTATTCATTGTTCTCATCAATCTCTACCATGTCATGTGGAACTCTTCCATCTACCCAGTACTCTAGTACTTCATCATGAAATTCTTCTTCTAAATCCACATAGTTTCGTCTGGTTCCCACTCTGATATTCGTTCTGTCCATGATACATTCCTTGTGTTTAATTTGTCCCAGTGTGTACGCAATACCTCTGCACATATAGCTAGAGCAATAACTGTATCGTCATAACATCCGGGAGCAGCCTCAGTTTTCCCACTTGCAGTGGCAATGTAATCTTTAAGTTCCCTTATTAATATAGGGGCTGGTATCATTATATCTTCATTATCTATGAGATTCTTTAAGTTGCCTATGATTACTGGCTTAGACGCAGAGGTTGTCCTAAACCCTAGTCTCATACCTTCTTCATTAGACACATTAGCCATCTTGGTTTGTTTATACAAGTTAAGATAGCCCATCTGTTCTAGTTTCTGTAGTGTAGCTATACCCATCGAATTAGACTCTACTGCTAAGAAAGCATTGTTGTAGTATCTGCCTAGATAGAAAAGCAATTCACCCCACATACTAGGATCAATCCTGTTATTGCGGTACACAGCTACAATTTCATAGCTATTGTTCATAACAACTGCAGCACTGTAGTCCTGACCTACTCCTAAAGAGACATCAGCTCCTATAACGTAGGGCTCTTCCCACTTTGGGTAGCTGTAGATAGAGAGATTACCCTCTCTGTTCTCATCAAACATCTTACTGGATGGGTCCCAATCACTACGCCTCTGTTCTGGCCTAGGTATTAGAGAGTTTAGTTTCTCAATATTAAATACATTAGAACCAGACACAATAAATGCTTCGTCTGCTGTAGCAGGGTACTCCTGTTGGAACTTAAGCTTACCACCCTCGGCAATCTTTAAGCGCCTCCAGTAGATTTGATCAACATCTAATCCGTAGTTCTCTACAATCTCTTCTTCTTCTATCGTTAACTCCATCCCTTCAGGAGCTGTACGTCTATATTCACTTGTTATAAACCAAGGTAAGAAGATTGGTAGGTATTCATTCTCCCCAGCCACAGCTCCCTTCCATAATCTATAGAATTCTCCTTGAGCACCATTAGCAGTGGACTCTAGTATAACCTCTGTACCTTCAGCTTGTGAGATCCCTTGGAATAATCCAGCAAGTATCTTCTCATCGTGGGTCCAGAAGGCGATTTCGGAGAGGTGAGCGATAGTTGGGGTTGTACCTCTACCTGCCTCAGGTGAACCAGCTGTATATAACCTATAAGAACCAACAGCATCCCTATCTTTGTATGCAGGTGATTGGATTTTAATCTCTTTAGCGTTAGACGTAATCTCATGTGGTACTAAGTTACCCTCCATGTTTCTAATTAGGTTCTTTGACATACTGAATAGTGCATCAGACGTAGCTGAGTCATGTGCCATAACCACAGATCTAGAGTGAGGGGAGAAGTAGGACTTCCAAAAGACCCTACCAGCACAGTATGTTGATATACCTTGCTGCCTAGCCTTTAATATAATAGCCCTAACCCTACCAGTACGCTTGAATTGCTCATCCAAAGCCTCTGTTATCTGCTTCTGACACTCATTAAATGTAAAAGGTATGAACCCTAGGCTAGTATTCTTAGTAATTATCTTGATTTGTTCTTGAGCAAAGGAGGAGAAGTCCCCCTCGTACCCTTTTAGTTTATTCCTTTTCTCTTTTTCTTTAAGAAGAGACATTATCTCTTTGTTATCCATCTCTATCCCCTATGTTGCATTGTCCCTATAAGGGACTTAGAGTGAATACTGTAGTATTTTTTAGAATTGTAGGTATCTGTAGGAGGTTTGGGGACACCCTCGGAGCTGAGAGAGACATAAGAATGACTTATTATTTCAGGTATACCCTTATTTAATTCAGTACCCCCCTATTAAGCTCTGTTAATCATTCAATTCAATAGAGATCCCTAGTCGGGATCAGGTTTCTTTAGTCTTTCTTAAGGGTGGGCTCTTAGAGGCTCCCTCAGTTGTCTAATCAACGTAGGTACTGTGAGGTTCCCTGAGAGTATTAGGGATCTGAGAGGATCTCTAAGGGAGTCTAAGGGGGGTGTGATCACATAGACCTTAGCGAGACTGTTGGTGTACTGTAAGATACTGTAAGAGACACTGTGGGGAACCTGTTCTCTAAGTTCCTTATAGGAAGAAGTCCTCCAGTCCCCCCATTAGGTTACTATATATCTATCTATAGTCTATCTCTTAGAACTCTCCCAGGGCTTGTAGCAACTGTAAGGGTAGACACAACACTAGTCTCTGTATGGATAGTCAGTAATCTGCCCACGGGGGTCAGATTTAGGAAGAATTAATTATCTCTCTTGAAAGGAGAACACTATGATTAAGCTTCCAAGACATACAACAGACTGGTTTGGCAAAACACTAACTCTCCAATGGACTGGTGGGTATGGACAAATCTGCAACGAGAAGTTCTTCGTGGAATTCGAAGATCCATACTCACACTACGAAGGAATATGCTTCAGTGATGGTGAGGAATTAACAGAATCAAAGCTACGATTCACTGCTATCTCAGAAGATAGTGAAATGATCACAGTGGTTTTGGTTGAAGATGGTAAAACATTCTAGAAAGGAATGAACTATGGTATACTTATGTAAACCATCACCTATCTCTGGTGAAAGTACGTGCATGACATTCGATATCAGTCAAATGGTATTCGATGATTGCTATGTTTCATGGTCAGAAGGCGCACTAATACAGGATGCCTTTCCTATGCTTAATGCAGACGAGCGTGAGTTCCTTATGACAGGAATGACTGTCGCTGATTGGGATAGGGTGTTGTCATGATGGAACTATTACTTCTCTTGGGAACCTTCGGGTTCTCAATCGCATGGTGCTTATTCTTATATGTACCTCTAGATTAAACTAGCAAAGGCAGTTGAGATTGCCTTTCGTAGTCTAATTTAACAACTCTTGAAAGGAGTAAACAATGGCTAGTGAGGATGGCTACAGTATGACTGTGGTAATGCAAGAAATAGATGGAGGTAAAGTAACTACTCTCTTCTATCGTCTTAATGATACTAACAATTTAATTGATCCAATCATTGAGGGTTGGAAAACTGCTGGGTATGACATTCTGTCTATCGGCTTTGTGAAAGGAAGTAGATAATAATGAAAGACATGAACAGATTACGACTCAAGCTAACTCGTAACTACGAACTTTCTATAATTCAACCTAAAGAAACTATCACTATTGAGATAGCTCTGATAAATCCAGAAGGAGACATTGAAGAATTTTCATCTGCGTTGTTTGAAGAACCTGATCAAGTACATCAGAATCTATCAGCGCAACAATTAATTACAGCTATCCACAGAGCTGAAGACCATATCAGAAGGAGTAACACATATGGCAACTAATAAAAACGAAGCTATTAAAGCTACTATGTCTAAGTATCCTGAAATGAATAAGGCAACTGCAACTTACTACGTTGAAGAAGTCTTGGGGTACTTCAAGTGATAGGGTGGCTATTCATAACCGCTTGGTTGGTCTTTTGCATATGGTATGCTTGGGATCACTATCAGGAACTAATAGGCAATCGTCCTAAACACTAAAGGGATCTCTTGGAATCTGACCACAGGGGTCAGATTTTAAAAGATTTTTTAATCTACATCCATATAAAAGGAATATAACTATGGAATTCACTCCACGTAATTATTTGATCAAAGATGTTTATGCAGACTTCGCTAGGCTGTCCACTCCTAAAGAGGGCTTAACTCCGGGCAAAAAGCAGTTTGAGGTAAAACTCCGCTTTAAGTCTAAGGAAGCAGCTGATGAAGCTGAGAAGCAACATCTTATTGTTAAGACTGATCCTCAAGGCGAACGCTATGTATCAGTCAAACGTAACGAGCTACGTGCCAATGGTGAGCCAAACGGGCCACCACGGGTTGTCAATGGTAACAACCAAGAGATCGATTCCACAAAGATCGGCAATGGTTCTACTGTAAACGTCATCTTGTACCAGTTTGCTTACGATATGAATAACCGCAAGGGAATCTTCAGTTCTCTTACAGCTGTTCAAGTAACAGACCTCGTTGAGTACACTGGTGGTGCTAACAGCATGGACTTTGATATTGTCGGTGGTGGTACTGTTGCCCCTAGTGACAACGCTGGTGCTGGTGCTGACGAACTCTTCTAACCCCTCAAGACCTGAGCAAGTCTATAAACTGCTTATTTATTATTGTGAGTAGTCATCTAAGTACTTGTAGACCACATCCCAGTAGGGCAATGCTTCCAATAGGGAGATAGAACGTAGGTATCACACAAGATGTTCTGGCTACTCTCAATAGTAAATTCTCATATAAACCCTAGCTGACGCCTTTGAACCCTTCCTCCTTTCAGGTTCATAGTCCAGCTAGGGTTTATTTTTTCTCAGAAAGGAATCCCCAAGGGGGGATACTATATTTAAAAAGTCTTCAAAAAGACTTTAGCAATTCGCCCACGGGGGGCGAATTTAAAAAGATTGCAGCTAAAGCTACTCTCTTTATTTCAAAAAGTTTCCATAGAAACTTTAAGGGTTCAAGGATCTCTAGAAGATCCTTGAACTCAAAAAGCTGGTGATTACCGACAAAAGGCACTTAGAATACCAGAGGCAATAAATATTTCATATATAGTTTACTTACTAATGGCGCTGTACGTACTTATAGCAGTCATACTCAAACGACCATAACACAACTAGTCAGGAAAGGCTATCAAAATGACAACAGTAAATCCAATCGGACGTAGCAATTTACAATTTCGCCGCACAACAAAGCGGTATGGTAAACCAATAGGATCATTCTCTAATCACCAAGGATACCTTTCTGTCGCACGAGATGTAGCGTCAGGTCAATTCGTATCTCGGACTAAACTATCTATAGCTACTGTAGATCGTATTCGAAATGTAATCAAACTACGAGGTTTCAACTAATGGACAAACAAAATATCTTCTGGACAGCAGAAGGTGAAGTTGTAATAGAAATAGCTGGAAGGGCATTGATACTAAAACGAGCAGAAGCAGAAGCTCTGTTCGTAGATCTTGGTCATGTTTTACAAGACATGGCTGTATCTAATGACAAAGTGAATGATGGGTGACCTAGTAAACTTTGAAGATAGAAGAAGAGCTATTGAGTATCGTAGGATTGCCCAGCTCTTTAATGTTGTAGTCCACATAGGCACTAACGATGAATACGAAATCGACATGGAGTGCAATGAGGACTACGACACATGGGCAGTCTTCATGGGTCTAGAATGTCTATACGCTAAATATGGAATCGAGAATGGGTTCCTTGGAGATGATGATGATAAAAAGGAAGATGAGTAACTTCGATGTGACAATAACAATTACAAACACATTTAAACTTCCAGCTATTGACAAGGAGTCTGCTGTTCATCAAGCTATCGCACTGGGTATAGACGAAGTAATAAAAAATGCAGACTTCAGTTCATCAGTCAAAAAATCGGAGACAGATAATGACGGTTATAATTAATCCCGGAAGGGACGAAGTACAAGCAGTCTTCCTTAGGTCTGCACTAAAACTATCTCAAAAAGGTATCATGCCTAGTAAAGGTTTGACTAAAAAGAAACTAATGTCACTCGCATCTCACATCACAGGTAATGCTTACAAAAGAGGTCAATTAGATAATGCAATCTATGACCTGACATCTGTGATTGATGCAAACGAAACGGATATATATAACTAAAGGGGAACCTCATGCCTAACCATTGCTACCAGCAAGTCTTCCTTGAAGGCCAAACAGAACTAATTAGAGAACTATACAACAGTCTGGCATATGTTCAGCCACAATTCTTACAGACTATTATGCCAACTCCAATAGAATTGTTTACTTCAAAAGACTGGTCAGTATATGACTGGCGAGTTGAAAACTGGGGTACTAAATGGGAAGTCGCAGAAGTAGAAATAACAGATACTTCTTGGGATTACTCTGGTAATATCATGCCTAGTTACCTGATAGGTGATAAGACAAAAGAAGTCTTGCAGAACAATACAACTTCTACAATCAACTTCAATTGCTGGACTGCTTGGGGACCACCCACACCAGTCTGGGATAAACTCAAAAATCTAGGTGTGTTCGTAGATGCTGACTATCAGGACGAAGGAGGGATGTTTGAAGGTACATGGTTAGATGGTGTCAACGACTCATGGAACCCTGATGATGGAGAGGATGTAGAAGATGATAACAACTAATCAATGGGATGAAACAGTTGTCAAAGTTGAAATAGATCAATTAGATAATGATCAAATAGCTATGGTAACTGGGATATGTAGAGAAACCCTAGATAGACTTGATATAAATTCATACTTTGACATGGAACTATCAATCATCCTCTTAAATAGAGATGCATTAGAAACCAATATAACAGAAAGTAAATAACATGGCTAAAGAGGCTGTACACATATCTGTAATGACAGGTAAACTACAAGGGCTGAGAGCAATCAGCACGAACACTAAAACAAATAAATATTGTAAGACACAGCACGAACAAGCTGTGGCTAAAGATTCAAATAATATTTGCAAGGTATGTTACAGTCACAAAATGCTAGATGGTTTCCGTAAGAATATGGCACCAGCCTTGCAACGCAACTCAGACCTTCTATCATCAAGACCTCTAGAACGTAGAGAAATACCAAGGATCAATGACAGTATATTCAGGTTCGATGCACATGGTGAGTTAATCAACCAGCAACACTTCGATAACCTGATGGCAATCGTCATAGATAATCCTTGGTGTGTCTTTACACTCTGGACTAAAAGACCACACTATGCGTCTAACTATATAGATAAACATGGTAAACCTAAGAACCTAATACTGGTGTTTAGTAACCCACTCATGGGAAGTATCATGAGTAAACGTCCAAAACACTTTGATAAAACCTTCAACAATGTAATGGAAGATCAACACCTTGATAAACAAAACTGTACTGGGCAAAAATGCCAAGACTGCAGATTGTGTTATTCTTTCAATGATGTTCATACAATAGTAGAAAAAGTTAAGAGGTACTAATGAAAACAATAGTACACGTTAATCAACATATAATAAAAAGCAACAGCAAAACAGGTTCGAAAGATCCTGTCTTGACTGTGAAAACATATAACTCAAACACTTACACAAACAGAGTTAAAATAGATGGGCCATGCACTATTGTGTATAGCCCTGATAAACCTCTGTCATGTGGTGCAAAAGTATGGATAGAAACACAAGAAGAGGTAACCTGTGAATGACTATGTATATGAATCAATATCAAGAACAAGCAATGAAAACTGCAATCTTTCCAGATAGCACAGACAACGAAGCACTATCATACTTAACTATGGGATTGTGTGGAGAAGCTGGAGAAGTTGCAAACAAAATCAAGAAATGTATCAGAGATGGTAATGACTACACTGGTATCTCAGAGGAACTGGGGGATGTCCTCTGGTATGTTGCAGTACTCGCACGTTATCTAGAATGGGACACAGCAAAATCTCTAGAAGAGATTGCCGCTGCTAACCTATATAAATTAGATAAACGTGCTAAAAACGGAACCTTGCAGGGTTCAGGCGATAACCGCTAATGATGGGGGTTTTGTTTGGATTTTGCATACTAATAGTAATTCTAGCAGCAAACATGAGATAGGATAACCAATGCAAAATAAGCTTAATATTCTTGAAGTAATCGTAGCAGTAATGGAAGATCAAATAGATAACCTACACGAAAGGATCAAGTCTATTGAGATAGAGCTAGGAATACAGAAGATCCTCACAAAACAAAAGGAAGATACTCATGGCTAAAAATCTATTAGGTAAGTCAAGGAACATGCAAGACCCATACGCTATCTATAAAGGTGATGGCTCATTCGGAGAAACTGAAATGAGACTGCTAAAAACTTATCAACTCCCAAAAAACGAATCAACAAATCAATATGCTCGTTGGTTCATAGCAGTTAAAACAGATGCAACCTTTGGTAGTTTTGACATGGGTGACAGTTACATTAAAGAAGCAACAGATGGTCTGCTACTTACCTATGCTAGTCCAGAGTTCAAAGAACAATATCAAGCAGAAACAGGGAACCATCCCTAAATTATAACATACAGAGGTAATAAAACAATGACAGCATTTATAGCAGCAATCGTACACGTAGGTATCGCCTTAGGAGTAGGTGTAGCCGTAATCGACATCAGTACAAATGTGATCACTACAATCTCGTCTGCCTTCTAAAACAATGCCATTTACAATTGAAGAAGAGTTTCACCAAACAAGAATAGTAGTCATGGATGACTCCGGTGACGATCTCGATGTCGATTTGATTATAGAAAACGCTGGCGAATACGAGGGATATGTATCGTTACGTCAGTACAACAATGATACTGAGTGCTACGAGATAATAACAATGTCACCAGACATGTTTAAAGATCTAATAAAATCCTGGGATTCCCCAGCAGGGTTCCACGGACTACTATGGGAATAAAAAAAGACCCCAGAGACTCACACAGAGTCTTTGGGGTCTAATAGTTACTAACCGACAAACCGCACTTGCTGGTTTTTTTTAAAACCGACAAAGCGCACTGGCAGTTTCTTGCAGAATCTTACACGATCCGCAAGGACTTGAGTTTACTGTCAAGCTCCTCATCAGAGAGAACTTCAGTGCCTAGCTCTTCTATTTGAAGCTCTCTGCGCTGTAACTTAGGTTGCTCATACTCTGCAATCTTTGATGCAAGATCACTAGCAGTATCAAATTCTTCCTCATCTAATGCTTTAAACATCAGGATCTTCAAGACATCTAAGGAGTTCATATCTACATGATCAAGTACATCTTCCTTATATTTCTTCCAGTCTCCCATGCTCATCTTCAAGGCTTGCCTAGCATCACTAGATGCTTTACGAGAAGCTGCGGATTTTAATTGCATCTCTTTAGCATTGTCTTTAGTAAATGAGGGAGCTAAATTCTTGAGACTATTAGGATGTATTCCTTTGGTCATATAAATTACCTCTTATAGTGCTAAATGAATTCGACCACAGGGGTCGAATTTTTAAAGAGAATAAGTATCTCTTCCTATAAGGAACTTAAAGAAAGGGCATAAAATGTCAGACATAGTAAAAGAACCATCACATTACACAATGTGGAAGATAGAACCTATAACATTCATAATGGATAACCACTTACCCTTCCATACTGGTAACATCATCAAGTATGCCATGAGGGCAGGTTACAAAATCTATGAGGGTGAAGACGAAATAGGTTCAGAAATAACAGACCTTCGTAAAGTCATGCGGTATGCAGAGATGCGTATAGAACAACTCGACAGAAACATGAAAGATTACATCTAATGGGTGAATTTAAGAAAATACAAACAGAAATTGATGAAATTGTAAGGCTAACGTACATGCTAGGTGACTTCTGTACATCAAAAGGTTTCACAGAAATTGTGTATGCCAAATGTTTAGACGCAGATATTAACAGTGAGTACATGAATTACGCTAACAAAAGAATATCGGAGGTGTTATATGAATTGGATTAGCAAAGTAGCAGAAAAACTACGTAGACGAGTAAACATTAATGCAACAGTTCGTGAACTGCACATGTTAAATGACTATCAGCTTAAAGATTTAGGCATAATGCGTGGTCAAATTGACAGTGTAGCTAGAGGAATCATAGATTTCCACAGATTAGTAAGAGATAAGTCAGAAGAAGAGCAAGTAGAAAGCATTCTAAGCTCTCCTGAAGAAACCTCTGAGGGTCTGAGTGGGTTCAAGGACATACAAGGGTCAAGGGATAAGGTATAAATCATGTGGATACTAATGTGGATGCAATTATTATCAGGATTGCAGGTAGAACACTACCAATTAGGGTCTTACACACAGAAAGATGAGTGTAAGAAGGCAGAATCTCGTGCTCAAGTAATGAAACAGAACAATGGAACAGCTATCTTTTGTGTAAAGGTAGATATAGAAAGGTTTTTAGATGATAATCGCAACGTATATTGATCATATGGGCAGTGACCTGTCAGTAGTTAATGCTGCAAGAGTTAGTTTCGGTAAGAAAAGTGAGTGGATAACTACTGGGCCTTGTGAAAATGGCAGTGCTGAACATAAAATACTAAGTCCTAGAGATCAAAAGCTAATACAGTATCTTGCTAAACACAAACATACATCACCATTCGGTCATTGCTTTGCGTCATTCCACATAAAGGCACCTATCTTTGTAGCACGACAGCTAGTCAAGCATAAGTTCCTACGCTGGAATGAGATCAGCCGCCGCTATGTAGACAGTGAGCCTGAGTTCTATAAGCCTGTTGAGTGGCGTGGACGTAATGAAGACAAGAAACAAGGCAGTGATGGTGTAGTAGAAGTTGAAAAGATAGGTGACATTAGCTTAACTAGTAAGGTTCTTTATAACAGCTTACTTGATAGAGGTGTATGTCCAGAGCAAGCACGTATGGTACTGCCGCAGTCTACCATGACTGAGTGGTACTGGTCAGGTAGTCTTGACGCCTTTGCAAGTATGTGTAGACTACGTGTAGCCCCTGATACACAGGAAGAGACACGACAGGTTGCTGAACAGATTGACACAACCATGCATGAAATATTCCCAGAGTCTTGGAATGCATTAATGTGGACTGTGTAATGAGTATGTCTGGAGAAATAGAAAATGTACAACGTGAGATCAACAAGAAAGAAGAAGCGTTGTACAAGTTAGCCAAAGAAATAACTGAATTAGAACAAAGAGAAGAGGAGTTACTAAAACATGTACGAGATATATAGCGTAGCCAACTGTCCATTTTGCCTGAAAGCTAAGGATCTTATAAGAGAAACTGGAAAAGGTTTCACTGAATACGCTATTGATTTAAAACCTGAGATGCATAAAAACATAATGAAGAAATCTTTAATGAATACTGTACCTATCATCTACTACAAAGACGAACTAATAGGTGGGTACAATGACTTAAAGATGTACTTAAACAAATAAAGAAAGGACGCATCATGCGCCTATGTTATGATATAGAATGTAATGGACTTACACCAGACACTATCTGGATGATCGTTGCAAAAAATCTAGACACTGATCAAATATATAAATTCTCTGATCACGATAACCTACATGGTTCTATCGCGGATGGAGCTGCACTGTTGCAGAACGCAGAGTTACTGGTAGGCCATAACATCATAGGTTTCGACAATGTGGTGATGGACAAGCTATGTGGTACTACACTCAATGAGAAACGCTTACATGATACGTGGGTAATGTCTCAGGTGTTGAGGTACAAGCGTAACCATCGTCATGGTCTAGCAGGTTGGGGTGAAAACCTTGGCAACAGCAAGATAACCTATGAGGACGGATGGGATGCATACTCAAGGGAGATGCTTCGTTACTGTGTACAAGACGTTAAGGTTAATGTTGATGTGTACAATGAACTACTTACAGAGTACAAGAAGGTAGCTTCAGTAAACCCAAAGATCAAGATCGGTATGCAAGCGGAACATGAAACAGCTAGGTTCAACGCATTCTGTAAGACTAAAGGCTGGTACTTTGATATGGAGGAAGCTAAGGAGTTACTGGGAACTATGCAACAACGCATGGCTGAGATATCTAACACTATCGAACCCAAAATGGGTACTAAGGTTGTGTTCATAGATAAAGAACCTAAGACTCCTAAGTACAAAAAGAATGGTACATATACCGCGACAACTGCCAAGCTCCTTAGTGAATATTTTGAAACGAAAGTCGGCATCGAAGATACCCATCTCGCGGGACCAGCTTTCACATTCCAACGAACTACTAAGGAACAAGCTAAACTTGGATCGCAAGAAGCGGTCAAGGATTGGTTGGGAACAATCGGATGGAAACCCGATGAGTACAACAGAAAGAAAGTAGGCCGAGAGTGGATTACTACTGGACCTAAACTTACAACATCGTCACTAGCTAAACTGGGAGAAGTTGGCCTTATGGTTGATGAGTACTATGTACTACGTCACAAGGCTTCTCTTATGGAAGGTTGGGTAGAACGAGTGGAGAATGCAGATGATAAGAGACTTCATGGTAATATGTGGACTATTGGCACTCCTACCTTTAGAGTACGTCACGAAGTTATTGCTAACCTTCCGGGAATTGAAACTCCTTGGGGTAAAGAAATTCGTGGTATGCTTAAGCCTGATCCGGGAACGGTGATAGTAGGGGCTGACTCAGCTGGTAATCAATTGCGTGGCCTGTGTCACTACGTTGGTAACGATGAGTTCACTAATGAGGTACGCTATGGTGATCAACACCAGCGTAATGCAGATGCACTTGGGTGTAGCAGAGGCGTAGCTAAAGGCTACCTCTATGCTTATCTATTTGGTGCAGGTGATGCTAAACTTGGTCAAGTACTGACAGGTAAAGCCAACAGTGAAGCAGGTCGTAAGTCTCGTGCTAACTTCTCTAAGGGCATTAAAGGTTTAGAAGAACTTAAGAAGAAGCTGTTAGCTATATGGAACAAAACATCCCACAACCAAGGTGATGGATGGTTCCCTGCACTTGATGGACGCCCAGTATTCTGTGGTTCAGGCCATCAAACACTTAACTACTTACTCCAAGCTGCTGAAGGTGTGACCTGTAAGGCTGCACTAATGTGGGCATGGGATAAGATTAAAGAAGAGAAACTACGTGCCGAACCTCGTTTGTTCTACCATGATGAGATGGCATTCCAATCGCACCCTGATGACGCTAAACGTGTTGGGGAAATACTAAAAGAATCTTTCACTGCTGGTCCAGAGTTGTTCGGTGTAACATGTATGGATGGTGGTGACTATGTAATCGGAGAGAGTTACGCAGATGTTCACTGATAACGCAGTAGTACTAGTAGATTCGGATTCAATATACTTCCGAATGGCATGTGTTACGAAGAAGCAAAAGGATATCCGAGTAGGTATCGACAATACTATGAGAGAGATCAAACAAAATTGTGGATCTGATAAACTACTTGTAGCAATCAAAGGAAGGGGTAATTTCCGAAAGGAGATCTACCCCTCCTACAAATCAACAAGGAAGGAACTTGATGCAGATGTCAAGAAAGCATTAAACTATGGACATGATTTCATGGTGGATAAGTATGGCGCTGTCATGGCTGACGATATGGAAGCTGATGATCTTGTTAGTATTTGGGCTAGTGAGTGCCGAGATTCTGATAGGGACTATACAGTGGCTGGGATCGACAAGGATCTTTTACAAATCCCAGGAACCCACTACAACTTTGTCAAGAAAGAAATCCAACAGATTTCTGAAGACACTGCTAACCTTAAGCTTATGTTGCAATGTCTTACTGGTGATCGGTCTGATAACATTCCGGGAATCAAAGGAATTGGCCCTAAGAAAGCAGAGAAGCTTTTATCTGGAGTACCTATGCAACGCAGGTGGAATAGGGTGCGAGCTGCTTGGCGAGCAAACGAGTCGGGAGATCCTGACATTGCCAAGCGTCTATTAACAATGATAACATCTTGGGAAGAATTAGATGACATTAAAGAACAAATCAAGAAGCATAAGTCGGAAAAGCAAGCGCAAGTTTATAGGGATGTTAAAGACTGACCTAGGTTGCACTGACTGTGGATACAATAAACACCCTGACGCTCTTGCGTTTGATCATTTACCTAAGTACGAGAAGCTACATGATGTTTCTCGTATGGTATCTCAAGACAGAGACATAGGTGCAGTGCTTGAAGAAGTGTTTAAAACAGAGGTAGTGTGCCATAACTGTCACGCTATCAGAACAGCGGAGCGTAGAAATGGAAATACTATTCCAGATCAAACCTTTATCAGCAAACAAAATGTTTGTGAGGAAAGGGAGAACAACTTACAAGACAGCTGACTACAAGCGTTTCCAAGAGGACATGGCAAACATGCTGTTAGGAGAAACATGGAACTTTAAAGACAAGCCTGTCCTCTTCATTGTTTATGCTGGGCTATCTAACAGAGCCTCTGACTTAGACAATGTAATTAAACCTTTACTAGATACATACCAAAATATATTCGAGGAGTTCAATGATAAAACAGTACAAGGAATTATCCTCCAACGCGACAGAGTTAAGCGAGGAGGAGAGTACCTCTGGGTACGAGTTGCAGAAGCAAAAGAACTTGAAGTGGGCTTCAAAGAACTCAAAGACTCGGAAGAAACGAAGCATTAACAGAGAGATAAAAGAAGAAAGGGATTTGTGGTGAAAACTAATTGTGAAAGTTGTGGTAGCTCTGATGCAAACCACGTATACAATGACGATAATCCAAGAACACACTGTTTCTCATGTGGGAAAACAGTATTCAAAGAAAGTAGAAATAACATGAATGAGTTAATTGACACAGACGATATAATTGAAAGATCATTTGGCCCTTCAATAGAACAGATTAAAGATTACAGAAGCTATCCTATAACATCTCGTGGTATATCCCAAGAGATCGTAGATCATTTTAAAGTTAAGATGTCTGTGGATACGAATGGTAAACCTGAATCACACTATTACCCTTGGACAGTTGATGGTAACACTGTTGCCTACCAAGAACGTAAGTTGCCAAAGTCTTTCAAAACTTATGGAGACTTTAAGAATGTTGAATTATTCGGACAAAGACAAGCAACATCAGGATTTACGTTGGTCATCTGTGAAGGAGCCATCGACACGATGTCAGTTGCCCAAGCCTACAAAGAGAAGTACGGACGTATGTATTCTGTTGTCGGTGTTAGTACTGCTTCTTCTACCGCTGCTGCTTTGGCTCAAAGGGATTGGATAAATAGTTTCAAGAGCGTCATCATTATGATGGATCAAGATGAAGCTGGAAAGAAGATGACTGACTTCCTAGGTAAGATGATAAAGCCGGGGAAAGCAAAGGTCGCAAAGCTACCAGAGAATGACGCTAACGATACACTGCTAAAGCATGGTTGGAAGACACTGATAGAATGCATATGGAATGCACAGAGTTGGAACCCATCAGGTATCGTTACTGGTGAACCTATCTGGAGTCAATTCATACAGCGTCAGAACGTAGAGTGTGTCCCATACCCTGATTGTCTCAGTGGTTTAAACAAAAAGCTAAAAGGAATTAGACATGGTGAGATTACTCTATTCACTTCTGGAACTGGTAGTGGTAAATCTACTGTTATCAAAGAGATCATCTTGGATCTTCTCTCGAAAACAAATGATAGGATTGGGCTTATCAGTCTGGAAGAAAGCGTTGGAGATACGGCAGAGAAATTTATTGGTATGGCCCTCAAGAAACCTCTTAATGAGGATTCACAGCCATCAGAAGACGAGCTTAGACAGGGTTTTGATCAGGTATTTGGAGACGAAAGACTCGTCCTCCTTGACCACCAAGGATCTGTAGGTGATGATAGTCTTATAGATAAGATAGAGTACATGGCCCTCATGGGTTGTAAGTACTTGGTACTAGACCACATCACCATTGCTGTATCAGAGGGTAGTGATGGACTGTCTGGTAACGAAGCTATCGATAAGTTTATGTCAGACTTACTTAAGATTGTTAAGAGACATAACATCTGGCTAGGGTTGATCTCACACTTGCGTAAAGCACAGGGTGGTAAAGCTTTTGAAGATGGTAACATTGCCTCCATCGATGACATTAAAGGTTCTGGTTCTATCAAACAGATCTCATTTGATATCATTGCATTCTCTAGAAACCTAGTAGCTGTTGATGACTACGAGCGTAACACAGTTACCTTTAGAGTTCTCAAGTCTAGGTTCACTGGACAAACAGGTGATGCAGGTAGCGCATCATACGACACTAAGACCACCCGACTCATAGCTAAAGAGGAAGGTTTTGATTACATAACTAAATAGGAGATTACATGTCAGCACTCCAAGAGATAGTTGACTACCTTGTTAATCGCGTAGATGGGGTAAGTCCAGCAAGACGCAGACCTCACTTAGCAGGTCTTCTCTTGCGACTATCAGTAGACTACAGTGAGCGCATGGAAGATTACGTTCTCAAAAGCATCTCAATATTACAGATGCAATTTACAAAAGATACTAGCTCTAGTCCAGCAGGTACTACAACACTGACCAATGCATCTACAAAGATAGGTCAGAGTGTTGGACGAGAGTTAGATCGGGAACCCCTACCTTGGGGTTCTCAAGTATCCATAGGTGACTTGTTTATAGAAGCCTTATACAACTTAAACTTCATAGAACTATCATATGCCAAGACTAGGAACAGTTGTCACGTTGTGTCAGCTGCCCCTCGTTGGTTTGAGTTAGGCTCTATACCACCTAAAGGAACTAGCTTCCCTTTGGCTGCAACCACTACTGAGAAGCCTAAGGATATCACCAAGATGTTTCAAAACATTAATGGTTCTAACAGGCCAGTCATTAAAGGGAGACTTGAAGGTGACTCTATCAACAGGTATGCTCCTTGGGTGCAAGCAATAAACAAACTACAGCAGACAGCGTGGACTATTAACAAGCCAGTCTACGAAGCAATGGTAGCTAACAGAGATGTGTTTATCTCTGAGGAACCAGTGGATGACAACGATGCCAAGGAACTTAAACGTAGAAGTAAAATGGTTGAGTGGGCATTCATATCTGAGAAGGCACGTAAACTGTCTGAGTTAGATGAGTTCTACCAGTACTTAGATGTAGACTACAGAGGTAGGTTCTATTACTGTGAAAGCTTTATGAACTACCAAGGATCTGATTTAGCTAGAGGCTTGTTTAAATTCAAACACGCCAAGCCAATGACTGAGAGTGGGCTACAGTGGTTAGCTATACACACTGCATCTGTGTTCAACATGTCTTATGGCATCGATGAGATACCTGACTGGTGTGAAGCAGACTATCGAAGCCACTTAGAAAGTGAGGGGTTAGATAATATATCTGTTGATAAGATGACACTGGAAGATAGGATCGCTTGGACTAATGAGTACATGAGTGAAATTAAAGACGCAGGTAAACAACAACAGTTCTCTAGTGATGCTGAGAAGAAAGTATCTTTTCTAGCTGCTTGTGTAGAATGGTATGAGTTTGACTGTGCCTTCAAGGACAATCGTATACACATGACATCCCTGCCAATACCTATAGATGGTAGTAACAATGGGTGGCAACACCTAGGAGCTATCTCAAAGGATGAACAGACTGGAGATCTTGTAGGTTTAATACCCTCCAATATACAAAAAGATTTCTATGTTCAGACTGCAAAGGAGATGATCAACCTGTGTAAGGATGAAAGACTAAGCTCCATACTTGCATCTATGCCTATGAAAAACATACGCAAAGGTATATCTAAACGTGGCTCAATGACTAGGGCATACTCAGCAGGGTCTAAGAAGATAGCTGAGAACATGTTCTTTGATTGTAAGTCTGAGGATTACCACACCCTGTATGGGATTACCCAAGACGATTGTACTAAGCTTGCAAAGCTTCTTATAAAAGCAATCGACAAGGTATGCCCCGGACCTCTCTCTACTATGAGCTACCTACAGAACCTATCAATGTATCAACTAGGCTCACACGTTAAGGTAGACTCTAATGGTTACGAAGCTAACTCTGAGTACAGAGAGTACTCTCAGCTACGTGATGACCTGATGAAGAAAAACTTCAAGACTGATGAAGACCTAGAAAAACTAAATGATGTTGTTATAAAACTGAAAGAGTTTACCACTAGGCTTAAACATGGTAAGGGAGATGATAAGGTTACGTGGAGTACTCCTTCTGGATTCAATGTTATCTATGAGAAATGGATAATGCAAGACAGGAAAGCAAGGGGTCGCATCAAAGGCTATGGTAACAAGACAGGTCAAGTCACCCATGTTGCTTTAGTTCCTACACGTATGCCTGATAGGCGAGGGTTTATCTGTGGTATGTCACCTAACTACATACACTCTATGGATGCTAGTCACATGGCTCTCGTTATATCCGAATGGAATGGTTGCTTTGCAGCTGTACACGACAGCTTCAGTACTCATGCATCAGATGTAGACAGACTACTAGGACTAACAAAACAAGTGTTTATACGTATGTATAACTACGAAAACTACTTTGAAGTCATACGTAACTTCATAACAGATGCCGAGGATGATGTTGAACAACCTTCACTCGGCACCCTAGATATAAAGGAGATTGAAAACAGTGACTACTTCTTCGCGTAAATCGTATAATCATTTGGCATTACGAGGTGTCCAAGTGGATGATGATGAGTTCATATTAGACTGGAACTCTAACCCACTTACTAAAACACCACTGACTGATGATCTAGCATACACAAAAGATCTTATGCCACGAGTAATTGACATTGGTATATCAGAAGATCTAGCTGCTGGAGAGATCACTGATCAGGCAGCTAAGAAACGAAAGCATGATCAAATGAAAGACTACAGAGAGCTACTCGCTAAACGAGGAATGCTTAAATAAAAATTAAAAACCCCCAAGGTATCATATAGATATCCTTGGGGGTTTATTTTTTTTAGTGTCCGAAATACTGCATTGCGATAACCTGACCATTAGGTAGCGTGTAACCAAACTTCTTCAAGTCTTTCTTAAGCTGAATCTTGTTGGCGTTGGTTTGCTTAATCATCCTATTAAGTCTTGTGTTTAAACTGCCACCGTATTCTGGATCAGCTGAACCAAAGTAATAATCCATCTCACGAACGAACATCCTAAGCTGCCTCACATTAGGTTTTGCAGGTGGGTTATGAACATTATACCCAACAACTTGCATCTTCAATCTAAGATCATTAGAAACGTCACTGGTGCTTACGCTATCACTGTTCATAAACTTACCGATACGAGATACTATATTAGCCATCTGTTTCTTACCAGTTTTTTTATTAACAGATACCTTTAGCATGTGTTGCATATACACAGCCTCATTAGCTGTAACCTCTGCGCTGTCATCTAATTTCGACATCTTCTCGTTGAACCTTTTAGTAGCAGCTTCTAAAGATATCTTAGCTTGCTCTAGATAGCTCCAATTGAGTGTAGCTTTCTCCCAGTTCTTGTTGACTTCCTCTAACATAACATCATAACCATTAGCATCCATCTTGAATGCGTCATAGATTGTATGCATATAAGGGAGTCCACCAGAAGCAGCTGTTAATCTTTTAAAAGACTCACCACTAGCCGTCATCATGACCACCGCCGCATCAATAGCTTGGATAGGGGCAACCGCAGAGCCACCATACGCAAGCTCTCCGGGAATCTGTTTACCATCTTGGTTTTTTGGTGCAGCCGCAGTAGCTTCTTTATTGTAAGATGCAACTGTAACTTTTTCAAACTCACCTTCTGATAAACTCTGAGGGCTTAACTTGTAAGTGGACATGTCAGCATTGTCATATCCTGTAGAAGCTTCTCCACCTATATGTATTTGCATACCGCTAGGTCCAGTTATTATAAAAGGCTCATTCATCATTGCGTGTTTAGCAGCGATAGCCCTCATAAGAGATCTGGCTTCTATCGGTTCATCACCTAATACTTCTTTAATAGATTTAGCATACCTTGAGTTTAAGGCACCAGCCAGTTCAGGTAATCCACTGTCAGTATCAGATTGTTTGTAAGCTTCTGCCGCATTCGCTAAATCTAATTCAAACTGAGTTGGACCTACCAACCCTGCTTCCTTATTCTGTCGAATATTCGTCTGCCTAATTACCTCAATAACTTCTTGGATATATTTACCAAAGCTTTCAATCTCTTTACCATACCCAAATGTCATGATAGTATACTTGGCTAAGTCACGATTAGCAAAAACTTCCATAGCTATATTGTCCATAGACGATATCTTTTCTGGAGCTAAACTCCATCCCTCCGTAAAGATACTCTCAGAGGCAAGACCTATAAGCCTGTCCCTCATGTCACCATTGTCTAAATTAGATATCCCTTGTGATCTCATGACACCTGTTAAGAATGCTGTATCAGACTTGCCCAATAGCATAGCATTACTTGCAGGTCCATTGGTCTTACCATCTATGTAAGCGTTCAAGTAAGTTGTAAAGCCTGTGTTAGTCACACCATTTTTAAAATCCATATACTTTTTGAATTCCATAAGAGCATCTATATAAATAGTAGCATCATCACCATTCTTTGTGATCAACTTAATAAGACGCTGGTCTGATTCAGACTCTGGATTAAGATTAAACCCATTGACTTTTGGAAACGCAGGGTTGTCTAAAGGTACACCATTAGTTATTGCTTCTATAATATTATCATAGTCAGTGTCTGATATTGCCATCAACGATGTCAACCTAGCACCATACCCATATAACTCATTTGATTTTTGAGTTAATAAAAAGTCCCTTTGATCTGGTAGGTAGGTATCACCAGCTTGATTTAAAACTGTAGCAGTCTTACCTTTAATCTCCGCTTGTGTTGAGCCAGCTACAAATGTCTGAGGGATTAAAAGCATTGCGAACATTTGACGTAGGTTTCTTTCTTGCCGACTACCAATCTTTATATTAACTGGATTAACACCCCTTGTCGCAAACCTAACTTGCTTGGAAGTTGTAGGATTGAAATGTGACTGTTGTGGTGTAAGTCTTCCTTGATAACCTTGTATGTTCCAAGACAAATAGTTTGCACTAGCATGGTCTTGAGCTAAAGCTCTGACCTCATTAGCTAACTTGTTACGCTTCATGTTCATGTTACCTTCAGGATCATACACTCTTTCCTTAAGCTTTAACCTTGCGTCAGCTTGGAACCTACGATCTTGCATGGATTTAGACGCTGCAAACTTATCCAACGCAGTTGAACCAACACCACTGATCTCAGCCTCCCAAGCTTGTGTATCATTACTTGCTAAAATATTTAGAGAAGTTGCCATAAGTATTTTCATTCTCTGCTTGTCAACTACTTGAGCAATACTGGAAAGATTTTTTATAGCCTCTTGCATCATGAAGCCCATCTTCTGACCTGACTTACCACCAGATATGTATCTAGCTACGTTACGTCCTACGTCAGTCTTACTGATATCATTCTCGTTCTTAGCTTTCAAAGGTCTGACCAGCTGCCTAGGAAAAAACTTCTTCCTTTCTAATGAACCCAACTCCATAACAGCTTCCCCTTGAGGGGTCAGTGCGTATACAGTTTGCCTATCTTCTCCTGTAAACTTTCTAACTAACTCAGGGTTAGCCTCAGCCCACAGGTGTTTGAACGCTGCACCTAATGTCTCTGCTTCCCTAGTCTCTATCCTCCTAGCCTCTTGATACAGAGGGTCTCCTTCTGGAACCCCTTGAGCTTTAAGTGTAGCGTTCTTCGCACGGATGTATTCAAGATGTATCTCTTGACCTATCATGTTATTGCCAGTTGTTTGCGTAACCTTAGAGAGTGCCGCAATAGGCGCTCCCTTTTCTAGTAACGACTCCTGACCCATAGCTTCTTCAAGGGCATCCTTAGTCTGTTGTGACTCATTACCTAAGATATTGAACATAGCGTTCTCAACTACAAGTGATGCAACCTCAGTATACATGGGGTTAGGTATCTTAAATCCAGAAGGGTTAGTAGTAATGGAGTCATTACCTGCCCGACTAATAGCTGAAAGTAAATCACCTTCAGAGTATTTAGATATCTCAGTAGATAACTCAGGGCCTACCACACCAGCCTTAACTGCTGTGTAAGCTGATGTACCATGCCCACTAAGACCTATACCTAAGATACCTTGTTCAACTAAAGATGTCATTTTGTCAGCACGTTTCTGAATGCCACCATCTGTGTATGTCTCAGAATTAGCAGGGACTCTCCTAAATATCTTAGGCTGTAGGACAACCAGTCCATCTTCATCCCGCTGAACTTCTTTCCTGTCGTACTCATCCCTTGTCGCACTCTTAACGTAGTCGAGAGGTCTGTTAAAAACATCCCTAACTTCAAACCTAGGGTCAGAAGCAGGTCCTGTCACTATCTCTGTATCTAACGCATCGACTGCTATATCTTGACCAAGCGCATCAGCTGCTTCCTCTGGAGAAAAATTTGTAATAGCCTCACTGAGGGACTGTTGAGGGGTAGGTTGAGAGGTAGGTTGAGATTGCTCTACCATATCATCAGCAACTTTCTGAGAGAAATTAAAAGAGCCTTGAGAGTTACCCCCCTCAAGACCCTCAAGACTACTCTCTATCATACCTCTCTCTTTTAACTTCTCTACTGGAGTTAGTATTTTTGAAATACTGGGTATAGCCATCAATCGTTCTCCTTATAATTCCAGCCACCACCAGTTAAGAAACTGGCTGCTCGTTTGTTATTGTCAGTCAACGGCCCAATTAAAGGTGCTGATTTCAAGCCTTGGTAGACAGCTCTTTCCACATCTCCACCAGCAAGATTCATTCCAGCATCGGCAAGCCTTCCAACGTACCCTAAACTAGGACTCTCTCCAGTTGCTTGATTGTATATCCAATCTCCAATACCATTAGACCTTTGACCATAAATGGGGGCAACCATGTCAATAAGTCTTTCACCTGTACCAGCTAATCCTGATGCAAAAACACCACGCCTAACGTACTCTGGGGTATCCAAGTATGGGTTACCTAACGTACCTTGATCGTCATCATCATCGTCAAACTTTATTAAGTCCTTCATAGCCTGAGAGAAAAACCCTAGAGCTATCATAGTAGACATGAGTACAAATGTATTGTACTTCATTTGAGGTGTACCACGTTTAAGATAATCATTCCACATACGAGGCAATTGATTTGCTGTGAATGTAGATATGAAACCTTGGAACTGTGTGAACAAAGCATACCTAGGATCTTGGTACAACAGTGGTCTATTAGCAGCTCCGGGAATTGGGATAGCTTGGTTAATAAAATTAAATGTAGCTTCCTTAATTGTTTGTTCCCAAAGTGCCTTCTCTTCAGGTGTTAAACTGTTAACTCCACCTTTAGCGTTCTCAACTTTGTATTGAATGGCAACGAACTGTTCTACTGGGACACCTAAAGATCTTAATTTCTGTTCAGCCTCTTGAGCTTCACGAGTAAACTTATTATTCTTTTTGTTACCACCATTAGATTCCCTTTCTATAACTATTCCAGTCTCAGGATCAAACAGTGTACTCTCAGCGTACTCCGTATCTCCAAGGATCTTAGCGTTTATCTGTATGAAATCGTAGGCCATTGCCCCACGAACCGCACGAGTGAAGTCTGTCCATGCTGTTAAACCAGTAACCCTAAAGAACGCTTCCATAGCTGTTCGTCTATTGTCATTGACCTCACTAACACCTGCAACAGTTGCGGCACCTACGTCCCATTGGTAGTAGCCAAGCTCAACCATCATCCTTTCACCTTCAGTCCCAGGATTCCTTTGCATAAGAACATCTTCAATGTCAGCTTCAACTTTTTCTAGTTGAGGTATAAACTTCTCAACAAACTCCCTAGTTATAGACTTAATGCTTCCATTCTTACCAAAAATCTGTTCATTACTAAGTGCGCCTTGCGTCATAGCCAACTCAGGTAGAGATGAAAATGTAGCAAGAGGTAATGCAGATAAAGTCATCCAGAACATAGCACTCTTTTGAAACCTCATAAGTTTCTTTCCAGCGTCTGTCTTAGGTCTATTGTAGTTACCTGATACTGCTTCTAGAATATCTCTAGTTTTAAAAGCAACCTTCGCAACCAACTCCCTAGACACGCCTTCTTCTAACATGTTGTTTAATATTTCAGAGAAGACTTCCCCATCCTTACCTACATACTGCATCTGAGTAGTGTATCGTGCAGCAGACTTAGCTGCGTTAGCTACATTAGCAAAGATATCTCTGTTATAGAAGTCCTTGAAAGCATCTTTCTCTGAAAGGTTCATAGTTCTTTTCTGATGAGAAGACGGGTTCAAAGATCCGACATTAGATTGCATAGCTTCACCAAGGCTAGTGACTGTAGGGTTATCTATAATGTTGTCAACTATTCTCTTAGCTTCTGCAGAGTCTATGTTACTAAACTCTGACATAAGGGCTTGCCTAAATCCTTCTTGATTAGCTTGAACAGCTCCTTTATCTAGCGACTTAAATTTGTGCAGATAGTTAGTAACATTCCCCATCTCAGAGCCAGCATTAATCTGATCATCTCTCATCTTGTTGCCAAGCTTTATTAACTCATTACCAATAAGGACTATCTCAGCTCTTTGTGCAGTACCTTCAGGTATCAAATCACTATTAAACTCACCTGTCTTAGAGTCTGTTGCCTCATTAAGAACACTGTAAATCCTATCACTTATCTCAGCTTTTTTCCTAGTGCTGTGGATACCAAGGAATGATTTTAAACCAAACCTTTTATAAACCTTTGAAGGTAAGGGAACCATATTCTTATACTCAGTTACCTTATGATGTTGAGCCGCTTCTAATCCAGCCCCACCATGAAGCGGAGTTAATAGTCCACCTAATATAGAAGCACCTGCTCTAGCAGATGCAGATATCTTAACAGCTTCTTTCCATGCATTTGTAACACCCCCTTGCCAAAGACCTGAGATGTTCATTAATTTATTTGTTCCAATCTCTGAGAAAGGCTTACTGGATTCATTGGCTACATGTTCTTCTGCAAGATCATTGATAGTTATAGGTCCATCATTAGGCACTTGCATACCACTACCTACAAGCATAGAGTCATACGCTCTCTTACTAAGTGAATTATTTTCACGTTTCCTGTTGGCTATCTTGTCTCTCAAACCTGACAGAACTTGAGGAATACTCCTTACAGTACCATACTTCTGTATCTCGTCTTGTTTATATTGCTCTGTCTCTGTATCACTAATAGGATCTCCGAACCTAGCTGCAGCGTCCATCCATCCAACTTGATTAGTAACACTTCCGGGAATACTAAACGTACCACCTAATGCAGTACCAGCGACAGCTGCGTTAGCTAACCTGTCTTGAAACTCTTCCATGTCAAAGACTTTATCTGAGCCTAATACAGCAGCACTGTATCCAATAGCTTCCTGACCTACCTCGGTAAGTCCTTCAGTTACAGAACCAACACCAACACCACCCATAATTCTTTTAGATGCTGCTTTAAATGTTAACTGTTTCTTTGCAATGCTTTCAGCTTCTTTTGCAAAAGCACCCACACTTTGATCAGCTGCCTCACGAATTATTTGCTTGGCCTCATTGAGAGTTACTTGGTTTAGTAGGGCATATTCTTTTGGAATATCTTCTGCTATAGCTTTTGCTGGGTTCTTTCGGAACCCTCCAAGACCCTTGAGTCCAAACCTATCAAGGATAGATTGAGCAATACCAGATCCAATGGCTAGTGCTGCAGATTTATTATCATTGTCACCCTCCATGTCATTCCATGTCTGACCTGCGTAAAGGCCCATTGGAAGGGAGAAAGATAATCCCATAGTAGGTGCAGCTGTAAGAGCTGCGGCGGCTGTAGCTGCCATGTAGGGCAGTGAGAGAGCCATCGTACTTCCTAGGTATTCAAATGCATTAGAAATACTTTCAACATCCTTATAGTCATTAATTATATAACCATAGTCTTGCATCTTAGCATTCTGTCTTGCTACTCCATCTTCACCCCAAGACTCTAACCCTTCCAAGCCTGTCCTTGCACCTAGGAGATTTGCAATCCCATATGCACTTTCACCTACACTCATCCAGCCTTGTTCCCAAGCATCTGAAACAGGATTAAGCGACTTGTTGTTGAGGCTCACACCATAATGCTCTGTGTCTACAGAACGTATAAAGTACTTGTCTATTTGAGCTTCAGCTTGTTTACGTGACATGCCTTTACTATCCATGAAGTAATCTATGTAACGCATACGCTCTGCTTCGTTAGACAATGCAGACCTCATACCACGTTGCTTAGATCCTTCAGCTCGTTCTGCATTCTCAATATCAAAAGCTGCTTTATCAAATGCAGTGGTGTTATAACTACCTCCATAGAGTTGGCTATCTCTTTCACCTTCAGCTTGAAGGGCACGAATTCTATCATCCTTAGATGTAAAAGCTGTGTTCTCTACAGCACCGGACTCAAGTAGTCGAGTAGTAAAGCTGTGACCACTACTGTTCACAAGCTGAACCATCTGACGATTACCTTGACCTTTAGCTAACTGAGGAGACCCATCAGGGTTAAACAGGGGCTTAACATTAGTAAACCCCTGTTCATTTGCAAGCTTAGAGATTATATCAGTAGTCGCTTGACCACCAGCAGTACCTTCAGAGAACCCATTGTTACCTAAATACTTAGATACCTCTGCGCTGTTATACCCCTCAATCCGATAGTTTGGGCCATCGGGGTTGTTAAGAGTGTCACCATCTATAAATGTATAGTTAGTTCCAGCTAAAGTATTGGGTTGGTATGACTGAATACTTTCACGTAATCCCATTATAATCTCCTTGAAGTTTGTCTTTAGTCAGTTAAGCCTTCTAGTAAGTATAGCATCATACCACTTTTACGATCTTTAGGTGGTAAATTCTTAGAACCCCTGTCGTTGTATTCTTTCTGGTCTTCGGGGTCCATGTCTACCCACTCCAAATAAGCATCTTGCTTCATTAACCAAGTAGAGAACTGGGTGTCATTCATAATCTCTATTCCATTACCTTGACCAACATTCCTTAGAGTGTCAAAGAAACTCCTAACATTAGCAACAGGTACTGGGGTTGTCTGATCTGCTAACATAAAGGCTGATGCATTCTTAGTCTTAGATTCAATCCATGATCGTTGGAAGTATCCTTCGATAGCACTTTCATTTATGTTCTTTAGCTTACCATCTTTAGCATCAGTAACCATTTCATTATAAATGTTTGACATGATACCAGTCATTGCTTGCTCTTGAACTCCATTAGCTAACATGTATGACACAGCCTGATCGGCAAAAGAAGATGGCGTAATCTGCAGGTGAGGGGTACGCTCTGCTTTAGTTTCACCTGTAGTCCTGTTCTTATCAAGTTCTTGAAACTCAGTTACACGAGTTGCAAATGACTTAACCAACCTAGTATTGTAAGCATCATTTTCTACAGATCCTTGAGCATACCTAGCATCTGTTGTTGATGTTTGGAAATTAACTGGAGTAACCCCATCAGGCATCATCAATCTAATACTACCAGTTGTAGGGTCTTTCATCTTCATGCCTGTAAATCTTTGACCAGTTGCTACATCAAACCTTTCTTCAGTCACTCCTGTATTAACAAGAGAAACTCCCTTAAGGATTAAGTCATTTGGGTTCATAGATTTTTTATAGAGAGCTAAAGTTTTCTTTGTGTGCTTACCTGCCAATGCTACTTTTTGATAAGTGTTTTCTTTAGCGTCTGATCTAGATATGTATTGTTTACCAGCAAAAGCTAGAGCTTGATTACCACTAAGACCAGTTGCTCTTGCACCTAAGTACATAACAGCTGCCCTCATTAGCTCCTTCTTATCAAATATGTCCCCAAAGAAATCCTTTAAAGCACTCTTCGCTTCTGGTATTTCTGAAGAATTTTCAGGTACATCCGGTAAGTCTTTTACCTTAGGGTTAGGTTTATTAGATCCTTCTGCCGCTATTATACCATCAAGTTTTTGATTCATAGTCTGAACCATCTGCTTGTTACCTAGTTTCTTAGCAGCGTTTCTTTCAGCCTCAGTCCTAGGTTCTTCAGCACCTTTAACAGTGTCTACTAATGGAGGAGATTCTATTGTTAATCTACTATCTAGTGTAGGTGCATTGATTGGGGCCATATAAGGAGGTGTTAAGTCCTTAGTTATTTTATTTTGATCTAACAGAGATTGTCCTACAACATTTGATGTCTCAACTAAAGGTTGTATATTAGTTCTAATGTCATCAATTGCCCTTAACATATTGTTACGCATGTCAATTGGAAGTTCAGGATTATCATTTAAGAATTTTTGAATACCATCAATCTCAGATTGCTTCTGATTTATCTCACTATTAATTGGAGCTAATTGTAAATCCATAGCTTCAGATTTATTAATATTTTGGTCAACTTTAAATTGATCTATTTCAGATAATATCCTAATGTCTTCTTCGGTTCTAGGTCCACCTCTCTCATCCATACGCCGCCTCATATTCAACTGTCTCTCAGTTAGTTGATTATCTAGTTGAGTTGAAAAGTAATCAACTGGTAGATCTCTAAAGTCCCTATCACCATTAGGTAACTGCGGGTTAATATCAGGTAAATCAGGATCAATATTATTAAGTTTAAACCGCCGAGTATAAACTTCTTGAGCTGTTAGATTTCCGGGGGCAGTAGGTAGAGAGCTTTGTATATACCTTTCTAACTCTAATTGTGTCATCTGTTCAAATGGACTTGAATAAGAACTCAAATCTGGAGGTGCATTCTGATAGGGTACTCCACGATCAGACTCATTATAAGAAATTGGTACAGGGTTACGCACCTCTTCATCAATTTTAGAAACTCTCATATCATGATCAGTTAGGGCCTTCCTTTCATCCTTTTTAAAAGTCGCGCTCTCCATATTGTTCACTAGCTCCTGACGTTTAGCTGGCTCTGAGTACATAGGAGGGGGCAACATACCTTGATCAAACTTAGTTAGCTTATCACGAGCATCACGTTTAAACCAAGAGTTGTTAACGTCTTCTTGAAGACTCTGACGGGCCATCTCATCTATACTTTGAGAGGAGTTGTTTAAAAGCGCTTCGTCATCAACTTCTGGGCTATTCATACCAAGTGCGTTTTTAACCCAATCACCAAAGTTAAGATGTTGAATACTTCCTCCAGAGTTAGCAGTCGTTAGCGACTCTTCTTTCAAGTCAGTACTATAGTCCTTGCCCTGATAAGAAAATACACCACCACCACCACCATGAGCAGCCCTACCTGCAGAGAATGCTTCACCAAAAGATTGCTCTCTTGGTAATGGGGCTGGATTAGGTGCGTCTGGATTAGGTGCGGCTGTATTAGGTGCGGCTCCATAGTTATTTGGGGCCATAGGCTGGAAATCTCTTCCATAGTTATTTGGGGCCATAGGCTGGAAATCTCTTCCATAGTTATTTGGGGCCATAGGCTGGAAATCTCTTCCATAGTCCCTTGGGTTTGGAGGAGCAAGGCTTTGTTCGGGGACAGAAAGGGGGTCATTTGCAAGGGAGCTTGGTAGAAAGGTGGTTTGTATCGGTGATACAGGTCCTCCTTGATACGGAGAATCTTGTAAAGGGTTCACTATAAGTTCAGCCGATTGATTACTCGGAGGACGTGGATTATTTAAAGAGTTACCTGTGCCAAATGCTTCAACACCATATCCTTGTCCGGGCCTTGGTACATCAAAATTAGATTGAACTGGATTTTGAGCTAAGAAAACATTAACCAAGTCTTCAGAACGAACATTAGTTTGCTCAGACCAATCGCTATCATCTGCCTCAAAGGCAGCTTTAGTGTAGTCACCTGCTTCAACAGCTTCCCGCATCTTTTTAAATTTAGATTGACCAGCACCACCAAGTTGAAATGCCATGTTAGTCAGTCCATCTTGAACAGGTACTGGTAATTCATTCCAGTTAGAAAAGTTCTTTTCTGCAGCAGATCTAGCAGTACTTAAATCGTTTTTAAGCATCTGATCTAACTCAGCTTTAGTGTATGGCTTATGCTTTGTACTTTCGCTTTTACCATCCCATGCATATTTTTTAAAACTAGCTGGGAGTTTGTGACCAGTACCTATAGTGGCATGTCCTTCGCTATCTATATACACGTAGTCTCGAAAACCTTCACGATTTTCAAGATTCTGTATCCAAGGTATAGCTTGAGACTGTTCAGTAGATATCCTACCTCGACCACTGGTTTCACCACCTAAGTTTAACTCCCTAGGAGGGATACCTTGTAACCCTATATTTTTAATTGCACGTTTCTGAAGACCTGCATCATTCATTTTTTGGATAGTAGGACCATACATTTGAGATGCTTCCTTGTTGAGAACAAATTCTCCCGGAGTAAGCATAGCGGGTACAGTATCCCTGTTAGTTGGATCTGTTTTATCAATCATGTTGTTCTCCTAATTATCCAAAGAGTGCTGCAAGGAATGGTCCCACTACAGGTATTGACCCCATAGCAGCTTTCATTGCCACACTCCCAGCCATCTTACCCAATGCTGTATCTACACCTTTACCAGCAACTTTCATACCTATTGCATTCCCAATCTCTGCTAATGGCCCTTGACCTTGAGAAAATTGAGCTTGTTGCATTTGACGTTGTTGTAATTGTTCTTCAGGTAGCATACTTCTAGCAACTTGGCTTACACCACCTACGTTATACCCTACAGGGCCATCCATAGTACCCATGTTATAGCCAACAGGTTTTTTCATGCCACCCATGTTGTATCCTATGGGGCCACCATAGTTAAATCTACTGTTAATATACCCATCATCATCAGATAAATTTGATGCATTTGTTTTTTCCTTAGCCTTTGGTTTACTAAACACTGCATCTTTTATACCACCAAAGTAATCGCCAACTCTACCAAAGTTACCAACACCATCAGCACCTCCACCAGAAAAAAGTGGTTCCCTTTCACTTGTATAACCTTGAAAAGAACTATCAGCACCTGAGTAATCATAACCAGCACTATCATCATAGTACTCATTATAAAATGGTTTATACAGATCACCACCGGGTTGATTTCTTTCTTCCATCTTGTCTTCACCAGAAGATGTATTACCTGCATTTTTAATTTGAGATTGAAGTCCAATTAATGCAGCAGCTTCTCTTAGTTTCTTTTGTTCTAAAGCTAATGCATGATAATCAGGAACCCCTTCACCACCACCAGTATACGAGAGTGTTGCAGCATTAGCTGACATCGGACCCATCATATAATTAGCAATCGCAGAAGCAGCATTACCCCCAGCTGGTAGACCAGTAGCAGTAGCAGGTTGCACTGTACCACCTTCCTGATACCTTTGTATAATACGTTGCATTACTTCCCTCCACCCGTTCTTGTAGAAGTGCTACCTATAGCTGGAGATCCATAAAGACCAAACAATCTTTGAACTCCTTGATAAGCAGCGTCACCTTCGTTTTGATTCTGTTGTTGTAGAGCTGTACCTACTTGTCCTAGTGTGTTAGCACCAGCACCAAACTGTTGCTGTAAAGTATTACCTGCACCTAGTACACCACCAGCACCTGATAAAGCTGCCGAGCGTCTATTGGCTAATTCTGCAGCTGCCATATCACCACCTACCTTCATAGCAGATGAGTCCATAGACTGTTGTGCTCTAGCACCACCGAGGTTGCCTGTACGTGTAAACTGACCTTTCTGTTGACCTATGATGTCACCTACTGCAGTTCCAATAGAATCTTTCATAGCTGTAGTCTGTTGACCTAATGCATCTGCACCAAAGATACCAGTACCAGAAGCAGCATCTCTGTAAGCTTGAGTAGCTCCGTAACTGTCTGCTGCAACTTGATCGTAAACACCACCTGCACCACCAAGTTCTTTCTGTCTTTCAAAAGCAGTTACTTGTTCTGGAGTTAACCCCGATACATTCTCATACGCTCCCGATTTGTATAAATCTACAGCACTACCTAGACTGTCTTCAACATAGGGTTGAGCCCACGCTGGCAAACTTGTTGAAGTTGTTTGTGAATTTCCACCACCGCCCATAATTAAACCTCCTTGATGAGCGTTATAAACGGCTCATAATATCCATATTTCTTTAAGGCTTTCGCCCAACCTTTACGCCCATACACTACAGTTCTTTTACAGTTAGTAGATTGTGCGAACTCTTCTAGTATTTTTAATAACTCTGGCCCATGTGTGAACCACCCCGGAGATGTACAGGCAACAACAGCTAACTGCCGCCTACCTTCTATTTCTTCAAAGCGAGTTATGCAAACACCACCTTCTTCTCTCACCCAACACTGACCTACTGCGCCTAGACACTGTAAGAATAATCCATGAGATGTAACAACACCACTACCATGTACTATAGCTTCTTCTATTTGTGGTTTTATTATATGCCATTGATCAGCCAACTCAGGGCCACTTAATAATCTCATTTATTATTTCCTTATGTTGGTTCAGTAGGCCATGTTACAGTGTGTGGAAATCCAGATGACTCTGGAAGATCTAGGAGAGCCCTTCTATAGACTCTCCATTCTTCTTGTTTATCTAAAGATAATTCTAACCAACGTAAATTATTACTAACTACAGGGTCAACTTTTCTAACTAACAAATACTTACGAGTAAGTCTAACACGAGATGCTTCTAAATCATAAAGCCATTGATCTGTAGGTGCTACCCAGTCAGTTCCATTATACGTGTAACCTTCGCTAGGCTGAATAGATACAGGTGTTGTACCATCTAGGTAAGAATTTAATGTATTTAAATCAGGAGGCTCATTTGTTTCCCAGTATCCTATATCAGGATGGTAAAAACCTCTGTGGTTATCTTTCATAATTTAACTCCTTACCAACATTCTAAAATTCCAGTATAAGAATGGATTGAATTTAATCTTGCAAATCTATAATAATGTTTATTAGGAATCATCCATACAGATCTTCCATCATTATCACTATCTCCATCATTAAAATTAACTTCAACATAAGAATTTATATTTACACCTGTTGACATTTGCATACCACCACTAAAATTTGTATATGATATAAACATAGCTGTTCCTTTTAAGTTTTGATAATGAGCAGTAGTATTGTAAGTTCCATTTGCAATTTGTCTCCACCTTCCTGATCCTAAAGCTATATCACCAACAGTGTATTGCTGTGTTCCTCCTAAGATAGAAGAGAATTGAACAGCACCAGCTCCACCAGCTCCACCAATAAAATCACCATTACCAGTACCATTACCAGTAAGGGTAGGTGTCGCACCTGCACCTATTGCAGTAACTTTAACATAAATTTGTTTAAGTCCAATATAAGAAGAAGTGTCAAAAACTTGTGTGACTTTTTGACCTGCAAGTCCACCCATGCCAGCTCCACCTGAGCTATCAAGGATTTGATCTTGATCTCCCCCAGCTCCTCCTCCTCCAGAAGAAAAACCTGTAGCAGCTGACCCCGATTGGCGTTGAGATGGTGCTCCTGACCCAGCTCCACCAAACTCTGAGGCTTGACCTACAGCTCCTGACCAAGGTGTTCCTAGTAGTGCATTTCTACCACCAAGTCCACCAGCCGCACTAATTGAAGATCCTATTTGAACAGAACCACTAGCACCCGGAACCCCTGCCCACACTTGAGCAGTTGTAGTTCCACCACTGTTGTTAAGACTAATTGATTGATCTAAATAGCCATCATCTCGTCCAAAACCACCAGCGCCACCTCCACCATAAGCAGTTATAGTAATACTAGCACCAGCATCTCCAGAATTAACTGAAGTAACAGTAGAAATAGTAGAAGTTCCTCCTGATGCTGATCCACCTGAAATTAATGTTGGATTTAATATTTGAAGACCAGTGTCTTCAGCATGGATAATTCCATGAATTTGACTATCAACAGATGTGTGACTAACTTCAAATCCAATTTCTTGTACTTGACCACTACCAGAAAGAACTCCTTGAGTATTTCTAAATACAGTCCCAACAGTATTTGATGATGCTCCTGTGCTCGTAAATTGAGAACTACCAACAGCATATATTCTGTATTCTACACCAACTGACATAGAACCAGCTGCGATTATAGTAGGTCTTATTTCTCTACCTACAAAAAATCCATCTGTATTGTATGCAGATGAGCTAACCCTACCTGCAATAAAACCAGAGTCACTACCAGATAATCTTAAATTTCCATCAATATCTATTTGATTAGTTTTAATACTATTAGTAGTTATATTACCGCCATCAATAGCTGTAATTGTATTACCATCTAATGTGAAATCACCACCACTGAATGTAACAAGTCCTGAAAAAGATGTACTTTGAACAGGGGTAGATCCAGTCGCATTTGATGCTCCAGCAAAACCTGATGTATCTATAAAAAACAAATCTGAAGACCAAACTAAAGTTGTTGAAGAAGCTTGTTGAACACTGGGGATTAATGACCAACCTGAAGTAATCCCAGCAAGAGCACCTGTTGACCAAGTTAAAGTAGCGGATGGAGCAGACCCTTGGCTTCCAGCAACTGCAGATTTATATAAACGCTTTGTAGCAAACTTAGGTCCATTAGCTCCAGCATTCCCTGATGCTCTGTATATTGTCCAACCTCCACCTGCAAATGATCCAGCATTATTGGTTCTAGTTATATTAGCAGAAGCAACCCAAAGACCTTGACCACTGCCAACATTTGGTACAGTTGTTGTCCATGTACCAGTGTTAGAAGCATTACCTGTCGATGAGTTAAAACCAGCATTATTTGCAATAGCAGAAGGTTGATTTATACTTGCATCATATAGATATAATGTTCGAGATACATCACCATTAGTTCCATTAGTTCCATTAGTTCCAGAACTTCCTGTAACTTGAGGAGTACTAAACTCAGACGAAGCTACTGTATCAGTTGTAGTGGTAGCAGATGCAATAGCAGATGAACTAAATAGAAACTCACCAATAGATAATGAAGGTGCAGTCTGTGTCCATCCATTGAGCGAACCACCTGACAACGCTCCTGTAGAAAACGTATACGTAAATGTACCGCTGAACAATGAAGGTGCCGAACTAGATGAGTTTTTATTATGAAGCAATACAGTAGCATTATTTAACCCTGCTGGACCTGTTGGTCCCTGACCCCCCGGATTTCCATCATCTCCATTAGACGCAAGTAACACAGGTGTGTTCCAAGTGTTTGAATTTGTAATAGTATCAACTAGTTTAGATACATACCTAAAGGTAACCCATAGATATTTTAGAGTAGTTCCGGGTACAGCGCCAGTCCAACCGTTGTTAGCAGTAACTGTAACATCATCTAAATCAGAGTAGTCATAAGATACAGATGTAGGTGCAGCTGGTGCAGTAGCACTAGCAGTTTTTTGATAAAGGTAAATTGTTGTATTACCATTAGCACCAGCCCCATCAGAACCAGAGGGTGTGTTAACTCCCGGAAGCAGACCAATATTTAAATACTGTGTTATCTGATTTGTCCAAGAGTCTAAGACAGGATCACCTGTATAGGGTGGTCTTATAATAGACATTACTTGAATCCTCCTTTACTTAATTCTATTTGATATCCTGAGAGATCCCAATCTAAGGTCACTTCACCAGTTTGATTTGTAATTTTATAATTTAAAAACCTACCATTAAACCTAACGTCTGCTTTATAGTTCAGAGTTGTGTCAAAGTTGAGAGAAGGTTTAGATGAATAGTCTACAGACTGACCAACCTTGTCAGTACCATCATATGTAATAGTTGCCTTTGAAGGCCCATCAAATAACAATACCATACCAGCTACACTCTCAGTGTCAAACTCAGGTGTTAAGGCTAGTCGTTGACGCTCAAGGAATGCACCATCCATAAAAGAACTCCCATCTACTCCTACAACTTTAGTAGGTGCAGCAAATAAAAGGTCATCTCTTGAAGGGTTAGCAGATATTGAGCCTGTTGGTAAATCTCTTTTTGTCCACACGTTGTTACGATAGTTCCAAACATAGATTGCAGAAGTAGACCAGAACCAAATCTCATCATACTTGTTGAACCTTACTTGTTTAATTGTAGTCCCATTCCTAAAGAAACTCCTTACTCTTCCACCGGATATGGAAGATATAGATCCCGGATGTCCACCAAATGAATAGCAGTCATTACTACCATACACAATATGTTTACCATCTACTTCAAGAACACCATCAGTGTTGTTTACACCATAGTTATTTGTAACAGTTGCTATTTGAAACGGTATGAGGGGTGAGCTTGTTTGTTGAATAGAGTGTATCGAAGAGTCTGTATATACATACAGAACACCTTGCAACTCTGCCATGTCTTTTATTGTACCAGTTGAGGCCAAGATGAACTCGTCAGCTGTGTTAGCTCCATTCTTAAACGGATTCCAATTCTCAGGGATTACTCCGGGAGCTGCAACATCTGATGTCCTAACTGTACCTGTAAGAGTACGTCCACCTGTCTCTTTAAGATTACCTGCAACTAGCAAGTTACCATAAGACCTGACAACACCACAAGTTACTACAGCAATTGGAGCTGTTGTGACAAACGCTTTATACACAGTACCACCTGATGATGTATCTGGTGTAAAGCTAAATTGATTTGCTGAAAAATTAACAGATGAAATTGTACCTATATTAGCTAGTGTTGCATCCGGTGATATAGCACCAGCTGAATTTATAGTCACTGTTTCTGTCTGTATAGGAGATGCTGTGTTTCTAGGCAGTGCTGTTATTTTAATAGATATAACATTACTACCAGTAGGTGCTGTAAAAACAGTGTTCTTTATTACTTTTGCTCCAGTAGAACCATCATGTTCAAAAGAAGTCATCTCTTCTTCTACAGCATAGGAGTCCCATCCTGGGAGTTGAGTCACTGTTGTAATATCATCTTGTAGAAATACGGGGGTAGAGTTACCATTATTAAATATAATATGGTATCCACCATTAAATAGAGTGTGCTGCCAACTACCACCAGTAACATTACCAACGGGGTATGCACCACCAATTCCATTAATAACATTAAAAGAACTGTCATATACAGAAAAGGTACAAGTTGTATTATTGTCTGTAATAACTACGTACCTATCACCAACTGTTGAAGGCCAATAGGCTATGTACTTTACATTTGAAAGTGAGGTTAGTTTGTTTACATTAGAGGGAAACCTTTTAATAGACCCATTTCTAAAACGTACATTGTTAACATCTGAGAATACATTTGGAGGTAGCGACACTGCTGGAGTATCTAGCACAAGACCTGCTGATGCAAGGTCTGTGATTGGTATAATCTGTTGTGGCATCGCTACCTCCTATATTAGTCTAACAATTTACGCGCATTCTCGTTGCCCAGTATTCGGGTCAAAAAAACACGCCTCCGCTTTCGGAGTACTCTCCTCTGCAGGGATTTCAATCTCGCTCGTTGACGCCGCTTCTTCTTCCACGGCCTCATTAAAGATTCCGTACCTTTTTCCAGAGAGCCTAAATGTGGTACAGCCCTTGGCTCCCTCTTTCCATGCCGTTTCGTAAACACGTTTGAAATCATCATATGTTACATCATCCCCTACATTACAGGTCTTAGAACATGCACTATCAATGTAGTGCTGGGCTAGAGTTAAAACAGCTAAGTGTTCATAAACGGAAATGTCATCTGCCTTTCGTCCAGAAACTCCTTTCGCGTAAGCGTAGTCCTCAACATCTTCGTAACGTGGTCCGTCAAAAGTCTGGATGGTACGCTGATACGAATGTGAAAACACTGGTTCAATTCCTCCACTGATATTATCCGCCACAAGGCTAATTGTACCCGTAGGAGCGATAGAGGTAAGGTGCGAGTTACGAATTCCATGTTTGCGAATCTCCTTCTGTACGAATGCTGGGAGTGTACGAATGAAGTTACCCTTAAGGTACTCTTCACGATACAATGGGAAGGCCCCTTTTTCTTCTGCTAGTTTAGCTGATGCAAAGTATGTGTTGTCTCGTAGACATGCAAATACTTTTTCCATCCATCGGAGAAAAGACTTAGACCCGTATTCAAACCCAAGCATCTCACCTGCATTTGCTAGACCTGTTATCCCAAGTCCCATCCTACGTTTATCCTTTGCCTCATTCTCTTGCTCACGTAAAGGGTATATAGTTCTGTCAACTACATTGTCTTGAGCCCGAACTACGTGTGGTATATCTTCTTTGAATTGATCAAAATTAAATGTGTACTTACCACTGTCAGATTTATCTAGGTATCTTGTAAGATTAAAAGAACCTAAGAGACAAGCTCCGTAAGGTGGTAGTGGTTGCTCACCACATGGGTTAGTAGCTGCGATGTCTTCACAGTAGTAAAGATTATTCATCTCTTGTATCCGGTCTATAAACAAGACTCCGGGTTCAGCCCAATCCCATGTAGACTCCATAGCTAGATCCCATATCTCATTTGCAGAAACTGTATCATGTACAATACCATCAAAGATAAGATCAAAGCTATCATCCTCTTTAGACAATGCTTCCATAAATTCGTCAGTGATTCCTAGAGATATGTTAAAACCAGTAAGCTTATCAGAGTTACGTTTAGCAGTAATGAAGTCAACAATATCTGGGTGGTCAATACGTAAGACACCCATTTGAGCACCACGCCTGTGACCGCTGCTACTAATGGTCTGGCATACTGCATCAAAGATAGACATAAAAGATATAGGCCCAGATGCTTGGCTCTCCAAGGATTTAATTGTATTTCCCTTAGGGCGAACTTTAGAGAAATCATAACCGATACCTCCTCCTCTTCTCATAGTCTCTGCTGCTTCTTTAGCACGATCCATAATAGAATCCATACTATCCTTTATCTCCCCTGAGACAAAACAATTATAAGCAGTAACTAACTTGTTGGCTCCCATAGCAGATTGTACTCTACCAGCTGGGAGAAATCTCATGTTACCAAAGATATCTTCTAGAATCCATTGGTGTTCTGCACTATCACATAGGGACCGAGCAAGACGTTTCACCTTACCATCGAAAGTCTCTCCTTGTTGTCTGTACTTCATTGCATCTAATTCTTCAGACAGAGGTGTAGATGGCCCCTCATAAGTGATGTTTCGCATGTATATCCTCTTACTATTTTTATTGTTAAGTTAACTTGAAGGGAGATCATAAGACCTCCCTATAAGGAACTTAGAGAATTCTTACTTTGAGTTGTAAGGATTTCTAAATTTAGCTAGTGATCCACCAAAGTAGAATGATACAATAGCAATCATTGTTTCACTCATCACAGCAAACCAAGTCAATGGGATACCACTAGATGTGATCACTGTCTTTACGTTCTGAACAGTTGCACCAATCCCTAAGAACCCACCAGAAGTTTCCTTCGTATCATAGATCTCAAACCACACTATGTCAGGTTGTAAAGCTAAGAAGTAGGCTACCAGCACAAAGGATGTTATTACAGCATACACTATAAACCTTCGCGTAGTAGACCTGTGCGGGTCTGTCTTTGAGACTGCCTTTTCAAACTTAGCTTTAGCCTGTAGTAATTGTATTTCTTTATCTATCTTTAAGACTTCGTTGTTAGATTGCTTTGATAGCATATCCATTGTGTGCTTACGTTCAGCTGCAGCTATCTCATTTCTTTGTGCCAGAAACTTAAAGAGAAAGCCAGAGATGGCAGAGACTCCCCCAGTTATCATTGTTGTTGAAATCATTCTACCATCTCCTCTTAATTAACTTTCGTCAGGTTCGTCAGATAACACTGCATCTTCTGGTTCGTTTGACATATCGGATGTCAACATATCAACAAAAGCTTTCTTGCCTACCGATAGTTGATCAAGGTTAAATTGAGTAGAGTTAATCTTACGATCTAAATCTGATATATGATTAACCATCATCTTTTGATTATCTGTTAGTTGATCCTCAGTGTAGTCTACATCGTTAATAGTAATGACTTGTGTTTTTTTCTCGGTCATATTATTTTCCTTTTAAATTATATTGTTGATGGTGCTTCTGTAAAAGCTTTGTATGCGTCTTTAACTGCATCAGTCCAAGCTGCGTTTGCTATAGCTTGTACCTGTGCTGCTTCACCACTAATGTCAGTCGCTGTGTGCGCCCAACTTTCTGCAACAGCAACTACAGCTTCTACTGCCGCTACTGCTTCTACTGCAGCCTTCGCCTCTGTGGTAACATTACCATCAGAATCTTTCACTTCCTCTACTGCATCGGCAGCTTCTACTGCTTCTACCGCTTCTACAGCAACTACAGCTTCTGTCTTTGCTGAAGAGAAAGGTTGTAGTACGTGCCTATGAAAGCTTCGAGATAGCTCTGTCTTAGAACCATCGGCCTTTTCTTCGCTGACTATACTTGCGGCTCTCACCTGTATATGCCACGAATTAACGACCTCGATTTTATCATAGTCTATTGTTTTAGTTAAGTCTCCGTTTGCCATGTTGGCCTCCTGTTTTTACCGTGGCGTAATTGCCACCTGTCTGACCCTGCTATCCTACAGAGTTAAGGTGTTGTGTATTGACCAGCTACCCTAAGTTGTTTGCCTGAATAATTAGCATTTGTAGCACCTTGATTAAGGTTGTTTTGAACGAATAAGTACTGAGTATTTCTACCCACAGCAACTGAATCATTTCTTCCAGAAGTAGTTGTTGTAATAGCTCCACCACCTGTATTATCGCCACTGCTTTTTGCAACAAATGGAATTCTTAACTTTATATCAGCCGTGTTACTTGTTGTTGGAAAAACTATACCAAACTCAAAGAAAACTTGGTTTCCAATTTTGGTGTAAGTAGCAACATACACAGTAATTGACAGCCCTGCTCCAGATTGGTCTGATAATGTATAAGTGCCTTCTTCGTAGTCATCCAGCGTGTTTGCTGCTACGTTAGTTGTAGCTCCTAAGACAACGCCCTTACCAGCTGTGCCGAATATAAGATCACCTGTTTTTACGGTAACATCACCGCCTGATGCTATGTTAAACCGTTCTACACGCCCAGTGTACAACTGATCAGAAGGTAAAAAACCAGTGTCAAAAGAGATTTGTCCCTTTGCTGATATAGTCAGTGCGCCATTGTCAACACCAATTCCAGCGTGACCAACATTGCCGTTACCTTGATCAGAAATAATACGTATGCCCGTTGCATCGGTATTTTGTATAACTAGCCCGTCAAATTGCAAAGGCGTAACTATAGCCGCTGATCCTTTTCTTATATTAACCTGTCCTAAATTACTAAGCCGCATACGTTCTTCATTATTTGTATGGAATAACATATCAGCGTTTTCAAACTGAGTAAGTGAACAAGATTTATCTCCATTAGCAGCATTCGGAGTGACTTGAATTGCAAAGCCATTGTTGGCACCAGCTCCAGTTTCATTGCTAGTTAACTGTATGGCCGCCCTACCATTATCTGTTGTGTTGTGTACCTGAAGTTGTCCACGAGCAGAGGGAGAAAAAACACCAATCCCAACTTTTCCATCTGCTTTTACAGCTAGACCAGACGTATTCCCAGCATTTGACCTAACTGTTAATGCATAGTCTGCTGCTGCGGTACTGCCTACTACGATTGATACGCCATCACCATTTGATGTATTCGATTGTGTAAATTCAGCCGCAAAAACATTGTCGTTAGTTACTACATCGATCTTGGCGCTCGGTGAGTTTGTGCCAATCCCAAGATTACCGCTGGTACTTAGTGTCATTTGGGGTGCAGCATTGTTAGTAGCAAAGCCTAAGTTGTGGTTGGTCTCTGTAAAGATAGAGCCAATGCCACCTTCTTCACTGCGTATCCAAGTCTTGACCACAGTACCATCAGACTTCTTGGAAGAAGAGAGATAACCAGCCCGAGTGTTGTTATTTGTGGATGTTACAGTAACGTAATTGTTAGCCGCTGTACTGACCCCTAGGGTGCCACTAAAAGTAGCCGCACCAGCAGCGTCTATTGTTAATCTATCATTATTGCCACCTGTACCAAAAACTAAAGAATCTGAAGTACCTGTGTGCATAATTACTTGATTAGCAGTATCATTTCTTATTACTAAAGAGCCTGAATTAAGACCACTAAATCTAGCTACATCATTTCCTGTTGCGGAAACATCAAAAAACCCTGCTGAGTCAATTACTAATCTTTGTGTTCCAGCAGTTGATATTGCAATAGAATTGATGGCTGGAAATGATATGCCTGTGTCAAGATCACCTGTGTTTGCAATTGAAGGCGAACTAACAGAGCCATCTGAAACACTCAGGACACCAGTCATCGCACCGCCAGCTTTAGGTAATGCAGCGTTAGCTGTGGTAGTCGTACTGGTTAATACTGCATCACGGGTGGCTATATCCACACCATCAAACGTGGAGTTAGTTGTCACTGCGCCTGTTAAGGCACCTCCAGCTTTAGGGAGTGCAGCACCAGCTGTGGTAGTAGTGCTTGTTAACACAGCGTCACGAGTAGCCACATCCACTCCGTCAAACGTAGAGTTTGTGGTAATCGCACCAGTCATTGCCCCACCTGCTAAAGGTAGTTTTGTAGAGTCTGTAGTTGAATCTGTTGCCCAAGACAACACACCTGATCCATCAGTCTTTAAGAATTGATTAGCATTACCATCATCATTTGGGAAAGTTAATGTGTAACTTGCGTTAGCCGAATGTGGGGGTGCCTTAAGTTTAATACCATGAGAGTTCTGAGAGCAATTTAATTGTATGTAACCATCTTGGGAACTACCATCACCTTTAGCTGTAAAGCTTGGGGTGCTACTAGTAGATACAATTGGTATCGTATCTAGCTTTGCACCATCTACAGATACATCCCGACCATCTACTGTGTTGGTAACAACTAGTGTATCAACAGTAGTAGTACCAGTGAATGATTGATTGGCTATAGTAAAAGTTTCAAAGGCTACCATCTCTAAGATATCATTAAGTGCAGCACCAGTAGCTAATACAATATCGCTACCATTAGTTGCGGTAAAGTCAGCTGCTGCTAATTTTACACCATTCAGGTACACATCTAAATGATCTATCTGATAACCAGAAGTACCAAAAGATGTTTGACCATTGGTAGCCGTAAAGCTCTCCCTTGTTTGTGTTGTTTGTGGGACTGGCAGTACGCCTATATATCCTGACATGTCATGCCTCCTTTATAATTTGTTCTGTCCGACCCTGTGATCTAACAGGGCTAATTTGTTATGAATTTGTAACGTATGTACCTGAGACCATTAAATATTTAGAGTTGCCATTAACATAGGTTGAACTAGCTGTTACTCCGGGATTGTTAAATACCACAGTTGTTCCGTTTGGGCCATGATAACCCATTGTCCCTACAGTAGTTGACCCGCCAAAGTAAGTATTGTGTGCAATATTAATAGGTGTATAAGCGGAAACATCATTATAAACAGTAAATGGAAGTCCCGTAATTGCGGCGGTTCCACTTGCACTAGAAATATTAGATGCTTCACTGTAAAAAGTCCAAAACACCATAGAGCCAACCTTAATATAATATCCCCTAGTACTTCCACCGCCAATAGTAGCACCACTGTATCCAACTGTGAAAGAACCTTTTTCATAATCATCCAGCTTATTAGCAGTCCCATTGCCGCCAAGGAAAACACCGCCTGATAGGTATAGGTCTTTGAAGCGGTTGTTAGTAGCACCTAATGTTACTTCATCATCACGAGTAGATCCATTTCCAGCACTGGGATATAAAGTATTAGTACCAAAAGCTATTCCGCCATGACCGCTGGCACCACGAATAAATAGGTTATCACTAAACTCAACCCCAAACTCCCCCACAGCGTTGCCAGCTTTTTCGAATAACTGAATAGTACCATCATTACTGCCTAAACGATTGATTATTGAACACGTAGTATTGTTTACAGTTGTAAGATGTCTACCACTTGCAAGAAATTCATTACCCACTACAGCCCCATTAGAAGTTGCTTTGCCCGCCAGCACGTTAGAAGAGGAGTCAATATATAACGCGCCTGATGCACCACCTGCACCACGTTCTATTTCTATTCCAGTAGAGTTTGTGGTATCATCTCTTATTATGAAGTTACCATTAGCATTTCCCCATCCTGAAGTACCACCTGCCGCAGCTAAATGCCACTGTGATTGTACTGATGAATGATTATTTTTAAGCATAAGAGCTGTTTGATATGCACTTACACCCTCAATTAAAGCGATAGCCTGTCCTGTTGAATACAAATGTAACTTTTGTGCTGGGGCAGCTATGCCAACCCCAACATTTCCTGTGGGGAAATAAGAGACAGTTGGGCTTAACCTTAATGTTTCTGTTACAGCATTATTATAAAATCTAAAAGAAGTGTCAGGGTGATTGTAGACTAGCTGACCTGATATGTAGCTATTTCCACTTGATGACCCGTCAGAAAACATAACAGCGCCATCTTGGTTTGAGGCAGAGACAACAGTCATACCACTTCTTTGATTAGTGCCAGTTCCTCCAATTATTAACTCATTGGCATTGGGGTGGGCGTTTCCGCTAGTAGCAGAGCCAATAATAACAGTTCCTGTCACAGTGCCACCAGCCTTTGGCAAGGCAGCATTAGCAGTATTTGTAGTAGTCGTTAGCACAGAGTCACGAGTAGCAATATCTACTCCATCAAATGTAGAGTTAGTCGTAATAGCCCCAGTCATTGCACCACCTGCTTTAGGTAATGCAGCGTTAGCTGTGGTAGTTGTAGATGTTAGGACTGAATTCCTGGCTCCCACATCTACCCCATCAAACGTAGAGTTAGTAGTGATGGCACCAGTCATGGCACCACCTTCTCTAGATAAAGCACTGTTCGCATTGTTTAAAGCGGCAGTCGCAGTAGTTGTCGTAGATGATAGTATTCCATCTCTTGTTGCTATATCTACCCCATCGAATGTAGAGTTAGTTGTGATAGCCCCAGTCATAGCACCACCTGCTTTAGGTAATGCAGCTGTCGCTTTGGTTGTTGTATCCGTAAGTACAGCATCCCTAGCAGATACATCTACACCATCTACTAGGTTAGTTCCCATAGCCAGATTACCTGTCATGGTTCCACCAGCTCTAGCAAGTGCTGCATCTGCAGTGGTGGTAGTGGATGTTAATGTCACACCACTGCTTGCTAAGTCTCTTGCTTTAGTCATATGTTAAGTCTCCTTTATAATTTGGACTGTCTGACCCTGTAATCCAACAGGGTTATGTTACTAAGATGCTGCTAGGTAGGTTACTGCAAAATGAATATCAACACCAGAATTGTTAAAATCATTGTGTTTCATTGTATCATAGGCAGCATCACTTGGGTTGTTATAAAAAGTAAGAGTGGTTCCACCCCCATCAGTATAAACTGAATAACCGGGGTTATCTATATATCTGCCTATTATAGCTCCTACTGATGATTTACCACTCGATACCGCATAAGGTAGCGTTCCAATTATCACTGTTGCACTAGAACTTCTATTAGAAAAACTATAGATATTGCCAGCAACAGTAACTAATCTTCCTACTTTCGTATACCAAACATTGCTAGTGCAACTCCCAGTAGTTGGGGATGCTGTCCATGTGCCAACTTCGTAATCGTTAAGAAACTCACCATTAGTATCAAATCTAACACCGCCTGATAGGTAGAGGTCTCTGAAGGTTCCCGAAGAAAAACCTAAATCAACAGTGCCATTCGCAGCCGAACCATTTTTAAATGGTGTTAGACTAACGCCATCAAAGCGTAGACCAGTGGCATCGCCTGAGCTTCTTATTAAAACTCTATCTGAGCTTATATCAATTTGACCTCTGGGAGTCCCTGCCTCATAAAGCTCTATTATACCCCCTTCTGCTGTTCTGTTTATTTTTAAAGGTATACCTGCACGACTTATACCTACCATTCCATCAGAAAGAAGATTAATACCTGCTACGTTGTTGCCGACTACGTTCGCATTAGTTGTGCCAATGCCAACAGTTCCGCTGCTGTTTATAACAAGAGAGTTTGCTGGGGCTTGCTGAATGTAAATAGGTGTGACAAAACCAGAAGCCCGATCATCATTTGCTCTGACGATGTTAAGGTCACCGCCAGAGATTTGAAATCCCCAGTTCTTTTGGTTACTTGCTGCGTTTGTGTCTCGCAGCCAAAGTTGGGTTGTGCCTGTGCTGTCAAAGGTTGTGCCACCAGCATGTGTTGTTGAAGTTCCAAGTACTTGACCTGTGACCGAAACTCCTGTGGCAGTGGTGGCTAGTTTAGTAGCGTTGTTATATCTCAGTTGAACCTCTGCATTGTTATTACCTAAAATATACAATTCTGATCCGTCAGCATTACCTAGCCTGAGGTTATTTCCATATATTAAAAGATCACCACTGCCGCTTTCTTTAATAAATGA